AAGACATAAAACATGAATAAAAGAAAAATCAAAAAGAAACTCCATTTAAATAACAAAGGCATTGATGGGAAGATAGCTAATAATACGACATTTGATTTCGATTTCAATGTTGAAAAGAAGGAGAGCAATAAACTAAATACAGAAGATTGGGCGCTGTTATCACTTATGATTTTGTTTATTTTTGCGATGGGAGTTGTAAGTGGATGGTTGGCGTTTAATTGTTCAAATCATGGATAATTTAAAAGATATACAAAATATGACCAGTAAATTACTATTTTTCGATTTAGAGACAACCGGGGTTAAGTTCTGGAGAAACGGGATACACCAAATAGGAGGGATCGTGGATATCGACGGGCAGGAGGTCGAGAGGTTCGACATCCGCCTAGCCCCGAACCCTGCCGCCACGATAGAGCAAGAGGCGCTAGATGTGGCTGGTGTTACCTTGGAGCAAGTGCAGTCGTATCAGCCTATGGAAGAAGGGTACAGGCAGTTAGTTGGTATATTATCCAAATACGTGAATAAGTTCGATAAGAGGGATAAAATGTATTTGGTGGGGTATAACAACGCTGGATTCGACAACAACTTCCTACGGGCTTTATTTACCCAATGTGGGGATAAGTATTTCGGATCATGGTTCTATCCTAACTGTATGGATGTATATGTTATGGTAACACCGTTCCTGATGGGTGTAAGAAACGATATGGAGAACTTTAAGTTGATGACCGTAGCCAGGACTATGGGTATTGAGATCGACGAGAATAAGCTTCATGACGCTACTTACGATATTGAGCTGACTAGGGATATTTTCTATCGTATAATCGGTAAAATGGATGTTAAGTTATGAGAAGTATCTTAGAGGCGATGCATGATTATCCGGATGAGGCTCTTGGGCTATTCTTCTTTTTGATAGTGGTCTTCTGGCTATTGTCAGGCATATTCGAGAAAAAAGATGGATGATAAACTCGATAAGATACTGGATCTCCTAAGATCTCAAAATGAAATGATCAAGGATATTCACGACTATGTGAAAGAAGTTACCAGCGAGAAGTATATAGGAGAATCTAGGATGACCAGCTTCTCTATTAACTTGGCCGCTGATATACTTACCGAAGCCATTAGCCCTAAGATAAAGGAGATGATGGTGAATTTATTAAGGGAACAGGGATGGAAAACTGAGTGAAATATGGGGACTTACGATAAGAAGGTAAATCAATTAAAGGATTTGATGAAAAGGAAATACAAATCCGTTTATGACAAATCCAAGGAAATAGATATAGATATAAGCTCGATGACATATCTTCCGAAGCCGGATGTATTCGATGTTATGTATGCTGAGCATATGTCCGTTATTCTTGATCGGGTTAATAAGATCATAGATGATAACAAGGATAAGCTTAAGAATCCGACTTGCGCTACTTGCGTACATCTACATGATCAGGAGTGGGCGAAAAGATACGGGAAAGTATGTTGCTCCGTTTGGCAAGTGTGCGACCATTATATAAACCCTAATAGAAAATATAATAGGGAGCAAAAGACTTATGCGAGACGGCCAAGCAATAAGGCTTGTCCTAATTATGAGTATGGTGATGATAATTTTGAAAACAGAAGAAGATGTATAGAAGAAAAGAATACCCAATAAAGAGCTATGTGCCGATGCGCACCAACAAGGATAGGACGTGTATCTGCTGTGGTGATACGATCCCAGCCGGCAGCAGCAGGATGATACCTAGACACGCTAAGGCAAATCACGGTCTATGTTTCCCGTGCTTCAGGAAATGGAGAGATACCGGAGGAGATCTTAAGCTTATGAACAACCCAGGAGATGCGAAGAAAGAATATGTCATACATATGTCTAATATCCTGAAAGGGAATTGTGATATAATAAAAGGTCGAAAGCTTTACGTGGCTTTTAAAAAGGCGATAAACGGCGGAAAGAAGATCGTTATCAAATTTGACACTGATCAACCGATATCTATGTCAACAAGAGTCATGAATCCTTCATTCGGGGAGATTATGGATGAGTACGGCAAGGACATATTCCAAGGTAATCTCAAACTGGTAGATGTCCCAAAAGGAGTTAAAGACTTGATAGTTAACTATATATAAAAATATCGTAAATTATGAATATAAAAACATTTATATACATGATCCTGACATTCAGGAGAGTAGATCCTATACCTAAGAATATAGGTCTTATGTTAAGTACAACGTTCTGGATATCTATAGTATGGATAATATCCAACTTTACCATATTGATAATGAGATTAACAAAGTAGACGAAATGAAAGAAGGTGATGTGATATACAAGAATGGCGTGGAGCTGCTTGTAGTATTAAGCTACGACCATAATGAGCCATGTAAGGGTTGCTTCTTCTACGAGGATAAGGCGTGCGTATCAGAAAGACTGATAAAATGCTGGGATTGCAAAAAGGAATATATATTCACGGCTATACGTAAATATAATACGACTGAACTGTGCGGAATAGTAAAAAGATATGAGGAGACGTATAAGATAATACTTAAAACAATCAAGAAGATTGAGAAAGAATGTCAAAAATATGTTATCTGGGATACTGTGCATGTGATGTTGAAAGATGATGGAGAGCTTATTATAAAAGCCTTATCCAAGGATAAGTCCGTGCTTTTAAATGATTTCATTATATACATCAACAATAATGGGAGTATAGACGAAGAGGACTATGATCTATTATTAACTAAATAATTGATAGTACAAATGGACAAATCAAACAAAATAGAGAATCTAGCAAACAAGTATGTTGAAAGGCATATAAGAGATAGACATCTAAGCGATGATACGATAAAAGAAATAAAAATAGCTTATATTATGATTATAAAAGATTTTATAGCTATTGTCGATAAATCTACATCAATGAATGAAGATGATATAATATACGTCGTTAACAACATATCATCAATATTATATGAACCTGTAGAAATCTCTAATACCGATAAAAAAATATTGGAGATAGGGATAGCGCTAGGCCTAAAGAGCGCCATATCATGTATATTTGGTTCATTATTAAAAGATGACTGCAATATAAAAGATGAGATAATTGATATATCTAAACATATAAAAGAAAAATTAATATCAGATAATCATGGATAATAAACAACTTTATAAAATAACGTTGACAAGGGAACAGCTAATGCTGATATCCCAATGCGTGGAAGACATCAGTAGATTCGCCGCTGGCGACATAGACCTACAACATACGACAGATACGTTGATAAATGATATGGATGGAGCGGAAACGCTGGGGATAAGAAGCTTTATAATCAATAACTCACGAGCGATAAGAAGAAGACTGTTCCCTGATCTTGGGGATTATGAGCATATAGGATATGATGGGGGTAGTAAGGATAAGATAAATAGGAAGAGACTTATCGGTAACACCTACCAGATATATAGGTCGATATTACATCAGTTGGCCATTGACGAGAACTGGAATAACGTGTATAGTAATATCACGTTGCCTTCAGGTGATATGGGAACAATTAAAGTGGAGAGGGTTGATGATGAACGGGAAAGTAAGGGCGTTTAACGGGGATATGGGTATGGCGATGTCCGTATTCAAGGATATGGTAGGGAAGGTAAGATTTGTTTTTGCCGACCCTCCTTATAAGATAACCCAGGCAAGATACGACAAGGAGGGATTTGATTATAAGGCGATGTGGGAGGTAATCCAAAAAATGCTGTGTCCGTACGGGGTGGTAGCCGTCACCTGTTCACTCACGGCGGCGGTCGAGATCATGAGGGTCGCCCCAGCGGGATGGTACCGGTACGACCTTGTTTGGCATAAGACTACCCCTACCGGTTTTCTTAACGCCAAGAAATATCCATTAAGAAATCATGAGTTGATACTTATCTTCTCACCTATGCCACTTGGGAAGCATACATATAATCCCCAAAAGACTTATGGTCATGTCAGGAAAGTATCCAAGGCCTCCAGTAAAGTGGGATGCAAGGAAACGGAATTATATGGCAAAGCCGGTCTCACTACATACGATAGCACGGAGAGATACCCGCTATCGGTCATGACATTTAAGACAGACAGGCAAAAATCAGCCATCCATCCCAACCAGAAGCCGGTGGAGTTACTAAGATACTTGATACGAACATACACGAATCCGGGAGATGCGGTAATGGATCCGGTAGCCGGGAGCGGAACGACAGGGATAGCGGCTTACGAGGAGGGAAGGGACTCCCTGCTTGTGGAGATAGACCGTCAATTCTTTGATGAGATGATAAACAGATTTAATAACAATAACATTAAAATAGATAGAATATGAATAAGATTGAAGAACTGGAAAATAAGTTGAAGGAAGAAAAAAAACAAGATGCAGGCTAATCTAAAAGAGAACTATAAATGGGTCGTTGGGAAATACGTCAAATTCGATGAATATTCTATAATGAGAATAGATAATCTACGTTATATTCCTATAAATACCGTAGAAGATTATTATAAAAATGAGCTAGATCCAAATGAAGCTATTTACGTAGATGGCCCTGTGGCTCATTATAATGTAGAGGACAATTATTATTCTTTGGCAAAACATAAAAACATACAGATAAAGATAAGAAATATAATAGAGCCTGATGGTGAATTTGAGAATCTGGTAGAACGGTTGTTTAATGAGGCAAAAAAGAACTTACTATGAGCTTGTTTGTATGCGCTAAATGCGGCTGTATCGATAATACCGCTACGTCTAGTTACTGGATGTTGACAAACGAGTATATGGTGGACAAATTCGAGTATGCCAAGGAGCTACAGCCGTACAAGGGCATGGGGCTGTGCAGCGAATGCGGGAGGCTGGCTACCAGCCCTGACGGCCGTGATGTCGTGGTACCCGGTAAATGGCACGGGAAGTTCCCGAAGGAGAAAGCTACCGAAGAGCAGTTAAAGAAAATAGGATATAAAAATTTGATAAGATGAATAAGACGAATAAGGTAAGAAAGGGAGAAGTTAGAATATACGGAGGAAAGACATACGTGGCTATTCCGGAGATAAAAGAAGATCATTGTGCAGGATGTTGTTTTTATAACGAGGGATGTTGTTCAATACGTGACTTTGATCATATCGATTTCCCTGATTGCCATAATAGCGGTATGATCTGGATGCAAAAAGAAATTAATATGAGCGATATCAAAGAAAAGGCTATCAAATTAGCCATAGATGCCATGAAGCCCATACCGATATGCTCATCACCATGCTACAGTATAAGTGATAACAGATCGCCGGAGGAAAAGCATGAGGAGGAGATGAGGTTTTGTAAGGATCTTAACGACCTTAGATGTGAGATGCTTATTGACATGGCCAAGAAAATAGAGGAGTATTTATTATAAGAGGTGATATGAGAAAAATAATAGGAATAGATTTCGATGGGACATGTGTAGTAGACTCATACCCTTATGTAGGAGACAATATCGGGGCTGCTAGCGTATTGAGGAAATTAGCTGATAGGAATCTACTGATATTGTATACAGTGAGAGACGGTAGATATCTACAGGATGCGGTGGATTGGTTCAAATATAACCATATTAATCTATACTCAGTAAATTATAATCCTGAACCAGTATCATCATCACCAAAATTGTATTGTGATTATTATATAGATGACAGGAATATCGGCACCCCGCTCACGGATAAAGGATATGTTGATTGGGATAAGATGTTGGTGCTATTAAGACAAAAGAACTTATTATGAAGACAATAAAAATGAATATCAAAAGATATAAGGAGATTATAAGGGAAAAAGATATACTAACACGAGCCTTATCAGAAGCTCGTAAATTAAACAAATCAATAATATGAGAGTAAAATATTTTACTGACGCAGGGATCGAATGTACCCCGGAAGAATGTAAGCTGATTGAATCATTAAATAGATTAGCGAAGAAATGGGAGAAGGATGGCAAACGTCTCTGGTTGTATTCCGCTAGTGGGGTTCTTACCGTCATGATGCATGGTGATAGGGAAGATAACCCTATACCTGAGATGCTTCCTAACGCAGGCACAAATCCAGATAATATTATAACTACAATCTCAGGAATAGGTAATGATGGGGGAGATTGGTAAACAAATTATAATTTATGGAAATAGGGGAACAGACAATAATATTTTTAGCCGTGAATAAAAACGGTGACGAGGTTATTCTTGACAACACCCCCGCTCGGCAAGGAGAGATATGGACGGATGAGAGATCGACGCATGACGATGAGTATTTTTCCGTCGAGGATCATAATTCGGCGATCGTACTCCCAAAAGGTACTATCCGTAGATTAACAGGTAGGGACTTGAAATGGGAGGACGATCCTATATCTCTTAAATCCGTTATCGAGGGACTTCCTCATGTGGACATTGAATTTTATAAACAGAAGATAATAAACTTCGTAAAATGGATATAATGCCTCATTGTCTAAAACCTTAGTTTTATTAACTTTTAAAAATTACAAACATGAAAAAAGAAGAAAAGAAATTTGTAACAGAGTATCAAATCAATGGCAAAAAGTATGCCGGTGAAATATGGGCAACCTCATGGGAAGAAGCTGAATGTTTTATAAAACAAAGAGCTTCTACCGAAAAGGCTGTTGGGTTTATTCCTAAAGATTAATCATTTATACCACATCCAAAAAACAGATATTATGGCTACTAAAAAACAGATATTAGAATCAGATGAATTACTTCAACAAAAAAGAAGAGCTTATCATCTTTCAGATGAAGGATTCGAGGAATATAAAAAATTCTTGTCAGATCCCGATCAAAAGAAATTTTGTTTCAAGGGATATTATTATGTAGAGGTAAAGGAGCAGGATGATAAAGAGCTATTAGGAGCAATGGGACGAGTAGTATATGAATAAAGTAAGGTAATTATATATCATTTAAATTTTGAATCATGAAAAAATATAAATTGTTAATAACAGATTTAGATGGGACACTGATTGAAACATTGTCAGGAGATACATTCCCTAAAGGTATATGGGATATGAAAATCAAACTCTACGTATTTGAGGCTATCAAAAATTACGCTCCTGATGATATACTAATCATATCAAATCAGGGAGGTATAGAAAAAGGCTTCGTAGACAAAGAGATGTTTGAATATAAATTCGATTATATATCAAGCGCATTGGAGGATTATACCAATATATCCGTATACAACTTTTATTGCGACAACAATGATAAAGATAACATCAATAGGAAACCAAATACGGGGATGATAGACCAGTATATGGATTATATCAAATTCATAAATGATAATGTAGATGAGGAAAATAAGATCATATACGATACTATCATGATGATCGGGGACGCTTCCGGAAAAGAAGGGCAGTTCTCCGACTCCGATAAGAAGACGGCGGAAAACTTCGGGTGTGAGTATATGGATGTGGATGATTTTGTGTATAAATATAATAACCGATAACGAAAATAAGAAGGGTAGGATGATAATCGCCTATCCTTCTCTTATTATGTAAATCCATTTTTGGATTACATTAATTATCAATGGTATAACTATTTATTTATACTCATCTTTCTTTCCTTGTTATCAAACATTCCACGCAAAATGCAGTTATCGTATATACAATTGTTGATCTTCCCTCAGTAGGGTTTTTACCATTTTGGGTAAAAACTTTATAATCAATATCTTTAGTGAACCTATTATCGCCAGTAAGCGCTCTAATAGCCTTGCCTTTATCAGAATAATCGCAGTGAGGGGCATCATATCGTGAACCGACCATATTTCTCAAAAACGCTCCTTTTTTTTCTTGACAATTCTTCCAGTTTAACAAATCCCTTTAATGTTATCATAACAGTCACGGCCTTAGCCTCCCAATATTCATCACCAGGATCAGATCCATATGTAACTAATCCAGAATTACGAGCGGACTGATATGCCTCTATCCTACCTCTCTCATTCCTAAAAACATATTTTAATTCCTGTAATAACGGATACATGTTCTTAATCCCGATATAATAGCCAAATTGCTCAAAATATTTTGATGATTCACGGATAAGGACACCTTCTCTTGGAATAGACCTTTTAAACATATCAATTACCGGTTCATTCTCCTTTATCGTATCTATAGCCGTATTTAATTCGGCTTGGACAATCTTCTTTTCCTCCTCGACCTTGTTCTTGGCTTCTAGTGCCAACATAGCTTCCTTCTCGGCCTTAACCTTGGCCTCATACTCATCAGCCCATGCCCTTGCGGCTTCCGCTGGATTGGAAAAGTCGGGAATACGCAAATGACTTACTTGATCATTATTCGACTTTTCCAACTTCTTTAATTCTTTTTCTTTCTCGATAAAATACCTTCTAGCTTTCTTCCCTTTATCATTATTCTCTACCATACATAGCTCTTTGGCCATATCCATCAATAGCAGGTAATCAGTCTTTGCAACTACCTGAGTATCAGACTCACCAAAATGGGGGAGTCTGTCATTCAGTAAGTTACCTAAATAATCATATTTTATCAATACAAAGTCCTGATTTTCAATAAAACCGTATTTTGATATACGATCTTTTATCCATGATGTAAAATCTCTTCTTATTTGAAGAAACGCATGAAGAAGCCTGGCGTCTACAACCTTATGATTATTATTATCTACTACCGGTATTAATGTATTTAAATCCATTTCGTTGGATTCGGACGTCAAAATTCCATTACTATTGTTCGTGGAATCATGAAAAAGATCTACATTTGTATTCATAAAATAATTACCTATTCCCATCCGTCCGGGATGGATAGATGGGAATACAAAAATAGCCAATCAAATTGTCTTAAACAATTGACCGGCTATTTTTTTTGTCATACCATATCAGTTATCTTCCCCTGTCAAAATACCAATTAGCGTCCTCTCCGGACTCGTCCTTATCCCTGCCTCCTAAGAAGAATCCCATCGTCATGCCGTTGGTCATCAACCAGTAGTCGGATGTCTGCTTAATATCCCTAGCCGTCTTGATATTATACCATTGCTTACCAAACGAGAACTTCATGAGCTGCCTCCATAGTTTGCTCTCGCCCTTATATACGCCGGTCTGGACGGTAGCGAACGGATCCCAGTTTCGAGGATCGGTGAGATCACCTAACTTCCGGGCCGTGACCAACGGATCCTGTAGCATGTCTATGGCGTTAAGCTCCATGAACGGGGATGTCTGGGAAGCGATCTCATTGATCGTCCTGAACCCGATATAGGTAATGAACTGTCCGAACCAACTATCCTCATTATCCTCCCTATATCCCATCAACGCCCGTCCTATGGCTATCATGGTAGCGAATACCGCCATATTGATAATCGATCTCTTAATATTAGTCTGTTCATAAGGATTAAGCTTATTATACTCCTCCTTCATCACATCATATATCTCTCCCATCCTTCCTTCGGACATAGTATTGTAAACATCCCCGGCCAGTCTCCATAATGTCCTCATATATCCTTCCTCGAACTGGTTGGTCTGGAAATTGAAACCGGCTTTCTTATACGCCCGCTGTACGGCCAATATAAACCATCCACGATGAGGCAGAACCATGTTAAGGATAGCGTTCCGGCTAGCCCCCACCCGGTTCTGCTCGTTCAAGGCGCCGTCGCAGATCTGCACCATACTCCTTACCCTACTGGACAAGGTGGGTATATATCGGTCTATAATATCCTTGTTAGCCTCGTTCTTAGCCACGATCTTTCCGTCCTTGACATCTACCATGTTCCACATAGAATAATCCATTAAACGCTCCCAATCGCGTTTAGCCTCGTTAGCGGACATATTCCTGTCCTTCATCATCATCTCCTTGAAATTGGAGTATGACCAGAACTGACCCTCGTATAGGCGGGTATCATCCATGACCGAGATAATGACCTGCGGATCCAACGGGGAGTTAAGAACCTCCATCATCTTAAACGGCAGGTCCCGGAATAAGGTTCTCCAGATCTTGTTGTACGCCGCCGATCGTACACGGTTGCGGACATTGAATACGCCTAGAGCCTCTCCGACGACATATAGCTTGTTGGTACGGTTTATATCCCCGATCTCCGACACGTACGTACTTAACTGCTTCTGGGCTTCCCCATAGGCGTATTTCATGGAGTCCTTGCTTATATACTGCCCTACCATACCCTCCAAAAGGAAGTTGGCCTGCCCTGTAAGGGCGCCGGTAGCCGCGACGAACGGGGAGAAGCCTAGGTTGGATTTGGATACGAACTTAGTAAACATAAGAGCCAGCTTATTAAGATCGACCTTATAATTGCCTATATTCCATTCTGCTCGCTTATTGTTTATCCTGACATCATAGATGCTGGCGTTAACCCAATCTTGAAACATCCTATAGGCATGCGTTGCCTCCGGGTTCTTACCGCCGTCGTATTGTGTCTCCAGCATCATGTTCCTGTATCCCATGACATCATCCAAAGCCGCTCTCTTATGCTTGTAAGCGGTAGCCTGCAAGGATAACATGGAATAGGAGTAGGCGAAGTCATGGGACACGTCGTTGGCGTTCTCCAACTTACTGAGATAGTATTTAGGGATCATACGATATTTGTTGTCGTTCTCATCAAGCCCTCCTAGGTCTTGTCCTTGACCGTGTATAGGATCATCCACCCTCTCGCCAACAATATCACGTACGGCGTTGCCGATAGCCGCCTTCGGGTCAACCCCGGCCTGCACCATCCTCTCCACGCCGCCCTTGGATATTTGTGGTATCTGGTAGATATTCCTGAACCGCTCATCATAATCCTCCATAGCCTTACGGCTTATGTTAAGCAGTTCCTTCCTCATCTCCCACTTATCCTTATTGATCGTAGCTTCCTCCCCCTCGTTGGTAATACCGTATTTCTTGAAGAAAGCCTCGTTCTTGTACTTATCGAACCTAGGCGTATGATATCCATAACCCAGATCGGGATTATAATTAGGATTACGGAAAGAACTCTCGACGTCGGCCTCATCAAGCCACTGGTTGTTGATCGTCAGGTCGATCATATTAATATCGAACCCGAAACGAGATACGCTCTCTTCCTTTGATATACCATTTTCCATGGCATCAAAGAACTCGGATACCTTATACGTACCGTTATTTATCTTCCTGACAAAGCCAGAATACCCCTTGGGAGAGTATTTTCTCATATAAGGATATAGCCGAGTTCTGGCGTACTCAACAAGAACCTCATTAGCCTTACCCATCGCTATGTCGTTAGCTAGCTTATTATTGAAGTCAGGACCGTATTTCCTTCTCAAAAACGATACCTCCACGGTCGTCCATGACGGGTTCTTCCTAGATAGCTTAGCGGCCATCCTATCCACCTGACTCCGGGAGCGGGCAGACATATGTTCCTTGGCGAATTTAATCTCATCCATACCCTTGTCGTATGCCATGACATCCCTTAAAGCGTTACGGTAAGAATCCGTGACTCCACTCTCCACCGTATCAGGCATATCCATCTCAATAGCCTCAGCGGAAGCGGCGGCGTTAATAACGCTCTTAGCCTCAGCCAGACGATCATATAACTCGTTTATCTTTCTTAATGAGGCGGATCCACGTAACCTATCGAAATCATATTCCCCGTATCTCGTGCTATCCCGGTACTGGATAAGCAAAGGCCTTAGCTGGTCATTGATCTCGTTTATTGTCGCCATCGCCTCCTCTACCTTCTCTATTCTTGATGATGATACAGATTGCTCCGTGATCTTATCAACAAGATTCTCGTAATAATCACCCTCCTCGGATCCCCACATATCCTTGGAGAAACCAAGATGACCGCCAGCTAGCAGGAACTCAAACGCAGCCTTGCCGCCCTCGGACCGCTCTATCCCACGAAGTATCTCCTTGAACTCGGCGGAAGCCTTACGACCCTCGTTGGTATTCCCGAACTCCTCGGCCCACGCCTCGTCCCATGCCTTGATCTCCTCGGACATCATCAGAGCCTCGGATCCCTCTTCCTTTGGTGTCCCATCGGAATACCACTCGCTCTTGGCTATAGCCCTATCACGTAAGATATCCAGATAAGATCTCCAAGCTATAGGATCGGATTGAAACGCCTTCCAATCGACCTTCCCGTTCCTCACGAACTTATCCATAGCCACATACCGGCTCCTGCGGATACGGGTCATGAAATCGGACGTGGCTTGCGATACCCTACGACCCAGTCTTTCCTCGACCTTCTTATTAACTTTCTCGATCTTATCGTAATAAGCCTGCACCATAGGTTTCTCTCGGTTCTCGTCCAACCACCTATTTATCGCGTCAAGATATCGTTGCTGATCCTCGAACGTCATGTCCGAGATATCAAAATTCTGGATGGTAGGTTTGAATACATGATATACCCCCTTCGTAATAGGCTTATCCCCGTCATATCCTACTATGTCGTCACGGGTCTTCACCTTAAGGCCTCTATCGGATAGAAGAAGGTCGATAAGTTGTTTCTCGGTCTTACCCGTAACATTCTTAAGATCATATATATCGATAATAGCCTTAGCCTGCTCGGTCCTGTATAGTAAATCGTATTTGGCGAAATCACGGGACGAGTCAAGATAATCCGAGTTCTTCCCATTTATCTTCTGTATAAGATCCTCATTATCCTTTATCCCCCATCCACGCTCTTTCATCATCCTAGTCATCTTATTGATATTAGATATACCTTCGGTATGGGCTTCATTATGGGCCTTGGCTAGACGTTGGCCTAACATACCTAAAATAGCGTTACCACTATGCTCCAGCGTACCAAAGAACCGGGACATGACATTGATATCCTTATGGATGTTATTTATCAACTTCTTTATCCCATTCCAATATCTTTCCGGGATATTAAACATCCTGAGCTGTCCATCCAGCCAATCCTCATTACGATCACTTCGAAGAGCATTTATATCAGACATGGATGTCTCAGCCATACGTAATATATCATCCATATCCTCTACCATGCCAACCTTATTGCTGCCATAATAATCAGCCGCCTGATTATTGACGAATCCACGAAGGTTCCTGATCAGAGGAACTATCTCCCCATATACGTTATCGATAACCTGTATCGTCTCATAATCCAATCCTTTTCCGCTCTTACGTAGGCTACTGGCGACAGTGACCAAATACTCCACCTCAGCCTTGGCGGTCGCTATGACGCTCTTGGTGGATAATAGGTTGTTATTCTTATTTAGCTCACCCCCGACTTGTCTCACCTTCTCGCCTATATCACGAAGAAGGGAGATACTCTCACCGATCCTCTGGCTTTGGCTTGATCTCATCCTCTGCAATCTGGTGTATAGCCTTTCCAATGACCTACCGTTCTTGATCAACTTATTAGCCACGTCAACGTCCGATAACGAGTACATGAGATGATCGCTATCCTTTAGCAGAAGCACGTCAAAGACGCTTGGATCATCAGCTAACGCCGACTCCTTTATCCTGTCAAGTACCTTATTTAAATCCGATCTTTGGCTGGAGAAGAAATTACGTATAGCTCGTACCATCCTGCCAAACAAGGAGAGCTGGTCGTCCTCGGACGAGGTCAGATCCTCTACCGCCTGTTCCATGCCCGGCACGAACCGCTGGGCCAACGTCTTACCTAGGATCTCCCGCTTCACCATCCGATCCAGCTCCTCTCCTTGGTATTCCTTCCCATACACCTCATAGTAACGACCAGCGAACTGATTCCATAACGACGTGCCGACAACAGAATCCAGCACCTCGTCAATCTCCTGTTGGTTACGATAAGTATCGACCAAGAAATGAGCCACCTCCTCATTGAGATCCTCTACCGTAGCCCCCTCAGCCAAGGCGATAACCCCATTGGCCATGTCAGATAAGGCCCTAGCCGAAGGATCCACGCCATTACGCATCTTATACTTATCCATATACTCAGACATACCCATCACACGGATACCTAACGTGGATAAGATATTGGTGATATCAGTCCTATTCTGGAGATCCTCCGCCTTCTCGTTCTCGATAACCCCACGGACATTGCTTCCGTACAAAGCGTTATCCTCCATCATCAACGACAAGGCTAGCTCCATGAATCCATCATACTTATTATTAAGCTCCTCAAACTTACCTTGCCTTAACATACCCTTGATCTCCGATCTGCTTACCGTAACCTTCTCCCCGGACGTAGTGATAAGATCAAGATCATTACTTACCTCCGTATCAAAACCTATAGAACCCAATACGTTCATTTCGGAGGACTGACTTCCAAATCTATTTTTAAGGCTAGAGAAGGCATCCATAGCGTTATAGATCTTAAGACCATCAGAATTGCCGGCTCCAGTAAGATAATATCTATCCCCTAGCCTTATACGTTCCCCACTCAACATACCTTTCTTGATAAGGTAATTAACAAACCCTCCACGAGTGCTTACATCTGAGTTTGAGCTAATACCAAGGACCGGGATGAATGACCCACTGTTATTAAGGGTTATGGAGGAAGAGCCAAAGGAGATATCAGCCGTACCGGACGGGACGTCGCTCTCCTCGACACTGCCGGCCAAGAACCCGGCCTCGACCCGCCCACCGGACGATCCTTTTATGGCGTTGGCGTAAGATTCGTGTATCTTGCCGTCATCCGATCTAAAGAACAGGCGAGGCTCACCGGAATCATATACCAATCTTGAAGATGGAGGAGTATAATTCTCAATATTATTTAACGGCAAGACATTGCCAGAAAATATGATCTCCCCGTCTATACTTCCGCCTTTCACCCTAATATTAGGTCGTTGCCCGGTAAAAGCGCTTTCCACGGCCTTCCATAACATATGGGCTGTCTCCTTAATGTCTATATTCTCCCTGATAGCCCTTATATCATCCCATGACGCCTCTTTCAGTATCGTGTCGCCAATATTATCCTCATTTATGGAATCCAAATCCACCTCCTGTACCGTGGATGTATCTACCACCGCCATATCACTGACCTCACCTACCTCTCCGGAAGTAAGATAAGCCACGACATTGTCGCTATTCCCAAGGCTTCTGGCCAACGCCGGGGCGTCCATATCACTTATGGCAGACAAGACCTTGGCTGACATAAGTTGTCCCCACTCGCTAGCGTTAAGTCTGGCACTTATGGATCTGGCGGCCTCCTTATTCCTTGGTACGGACTTCGTCCAGTCACCGAACTTAGACCTAAACTTATCGTTATAAATAGTCATATAAGCTTCAGCGGCCTTATTAAGGTCACTTACGGCGGCTATACCCGCTATCTTATCGAACAAGGTGGATACCTCGCCGGAAGGGGTCAAGACACGGGTTATCTTACCCTCCTTATTCCTTTTAATTACGCAACTCGACATAACTTCATGTTTTTGACAAAGATAAACAAAAAGCCCCCACAAATAAGCGGAGGCTGATATTCTTGTGTTCCTTATATAATTTATGGCTTAATCCGTATTCTTACTATTGATGAACTCGCTAACACAATCACCAGCGAAGCCGGCTATATACGCTGCGTGTTCATCCTCTCCAACCTTAAAACCAAGAGACATATTGCAAAACTGACATACGCTCATTGCTATATGGAATGACTCGTGACATATATTTCTCATTATTAAATCATCGTCGCTCGAAAAATTCCAAAGTATGGCGAATTTATCGTCATCATCCCTATCCCCTACCAAATTTGCGAAAGACGCCTCCTTGTCCATATCATCCTCATCTCCCCATTTCCCCTCGTGTTCAGGCTCCATATTTTCGAAACGATCACACAATGTCTTATAATCTAATCCAACCGTGATAATCAACTTCAACGGATATATCACGAAATCAAACTCCATCTCTCTCATAATTTCTTTAATTTTTCTATAACCTCAAAACACATCTTACACTCAATCCTACGATACAACTGCCTTACGCCATCTATCGTAGTCCAATAACGACCACCCTCACGGTGTAGGAACTCGCTCATTACCTTAGTGTCAGCCACATCATGTAGGTCATATGAGTCAAAACATAACTTACATATATCGTCAAGATCAAAATAAGTAACCTTATTATACGATATACAACTGATTTGTCTCCCATCAGGAATCTGAACATCGAAAACATCTATCTTATCCATATTAAAAAATAGAGGGATGCCGATCCCATCACAGACCGGTATCCCTTATAATAAATTAGCGACGAAAAGCATGGTGATGGACATGCGCCACAAATGTAATTACAAATTTTGTAAAAACAAAACCATGAATCAAAAACCTATCGGCATTGTTATGAAATCAGCTGGATCATCTATAACTTGCATAGTTCCTCTGTACTGGATACGAGTCCCTTTGTATGCCCAAGATCCTCCATCTGAGAAAAAAGCGACTCCGTTGTAAAGGCTCGCTCCATAACCAGACCGAGTAACTCCCTGCCAGCGTCCATTTGAACCGTCAATATATCCAAAGTCACAATAATGAAAGTTACTAGAAAATATATCAATGACTTTAGGAATCATATCGCCATGCTCCCCCCATACTACTTTATATATACCTCCACTTTCTTTATACATTCCTGAATACACTACACGATAATCAACAGTAGGAGGTTTATATGGGTTAAACCCATCATATATATATACATCTTCACCATAAAATCCTATTCCTCCCATAAACTCACTCTTCCCTCCATAAAAATCTTCTATGCCCAAGAAACTGATTTGGGTGGAAGTTTTTCCGTCATTATTCCCTAGCGAGGATGTGGTACCAATAATTCTATCAAACGAGTCTTCTCCAGTCCCAAAACGATCCATCCCTTGAGGGTCTCTATCAGCGTATTTTGCGTAGAATAAATGAGCTATCTTGCAATGTGTCTCATAATCAATAATATCAAATCCTGCACCTAACGCCGTAGCGTAATCATGAAATAAACGTGATTCTAAATTTCCCGTAGAATATTCATCTCCTGTTTTGCGACTCCACAATTTACTATTGACAACAACCGCCTCTGTTACGCCTACCAAACATCTCCTGAATAGCCCCTTATTCCCCCATTTGGTGATATTGTCATCGACATCGTTATGGGTTAATGTAATATAATTGATAATATCATAATTATTATCATGTTTAAATCCAGTATAGCTATACCTATAACTAGGTATATCTGTCATCCACTGACCCATGGTACCGTCAAGCTTGGCTTGGGTCTTACCGTCATGGAACAATTCCGAATTATTTTCATCCAGATAGCATATGGCGACCCCAGCGCCCGTTTTCTTAACCAGGCACCTTCGTCCCTTAATCCATGAGCTATCGCCACAAGAATCTATAACAGAAATCTGTTTTTTGTCATCTATCCTAAATCTAGCCACTCCACGCATACCGGTATCAAAGCATTGGCACGGCGCATCACCTTTCAACACCCCATACACCCGATTGTCGCTAGTCAACCATCGTTTGCCATCGCTTGTCACATAGGCTTGCCTGCATCCCTCCTGATTCACTGTAAGTATCTTCTTAGTACCTTTTGGAACTGTTATCTCCAGCTCAAGAGTCCGATCAAGACCGTTGTTCATCACCGAGCCAAAGGAAACGGAGGCGTTTCCGGCCCCGGACCCCGGACTGACGGTCAGAGGCTGGTCCGTTACCTCGCCTACCCCGTCCTTCCAATTAACATTCAAATCACTCATAATTATATCCTTTAGTTATCTTCTACTCACAAAGATAATAAAACAAGAGAACCCCAACCGGCTTAAGTCGATCGGGGTCTGAGTAAGCGAAAAGAAACTGATTATCGTCCCATCATTCTCAATACGGTTCTAGCCACAGCTTGCGCCCATGTCCAGCTGTCATTAGATGTTACGTTAACCGTCTGTTGAGTACCATTTACATCCAAGTTAATAATCTCCTTGTCAAGCTCGATAGTAGAGTCTCCAGCGGCTTGCGTTACCGTCACGTTGGCTGTCTGGCCACCAGCGGCAGTTACCTTCAATGTAGCTGTCAGTTCCTTGATCGTGACGTTGGCCGGTACGTTCGAGATCGTGATGCTCCAAACGAACTCGCCAGCGGCTCCGGGATCGTCGGCGATAACCGCTCCGTTAGCCGTAGTCTTTCCAGCCGCCGTGTAGTTAGCCGGGAGCTGTAACGTAAGCCCGTTCTCCTTAGCCGGCGTGACCGCGAACGTAAGCTTAGTACTGTTAGACTTACCGGTGATGGTAACATTACCGCCTGTCTTTTGTACGGAAGCGTTAGGGCTGTCTGATCTTACCACCTCAGCAGCCGCTGCCTGATTAACTACCAACGCCTTCTTAGCCCCGCCGCTCGTGGTGACCGTAAGGTTGATAGTGCGTTGAATACGACCGGTGTGTTTCTCACCGGAGAAATTAACCGCCTGATCTCCTGATCCTGATACAGGGTCGACGGTTACGAAACCGAATTTTTGTGATGCCATACTTAAATATATTTACAAATATCATCTTATTATGCCAAAAATAACTTGTATCATATCACAAGCCAAATATAGGGGGGGTAGATACGACTAGCCCTGTACAACCTCAACATACAACCCTACTAAGTCCTTTAGATTATGACTAAGAGGAGTTCCGCTATCCCTAGTACACTTATATACATCAGCGTTCTGGATGTAATATTTATCCTTGAATATCTCCATTGGAGGGAAATACGGGATAGGATCCCCTATGGTCCCGGCATGCTCCTTATCAATGACCTTGTATAAGGAAGCCGTATTTAATCCGGGTTCCCATTCCTTTGATAATGTATGTTGTTGAATAACTTCATAAAGGATATCCGTATCGTCCTTAACCACCCTGAGGCAGAATCCGGCATCCACCGACAGCCCGAACTCCGCCCCTTCTTGTCCCCATATAGGGAATAGGACCTTAACATCCAATTTCTCGTTAGGGGATAAAGATATAGCCTTGTTATTAACCACCATTCTGGAGAATCTGACAGCCACCTCCTGAGGATCGGAGGCATCTTTCTCCTTTGCCTGTTGCCGGACATAAGTCATGGTGATATTTACCTTATCTGGATAGCCGGACTGAGCGTCAATAGCCCTCACCTGCTCTACGGTAGTGGCTAAGCTTACTTCCCTCTGTTTGGCTCCTAACGCCGACATCAGGTCATTATCGTACCTATCCATCATCCCGATCAAGATCTTGCCTTCCGTCATATCAAACTTCAGACCCATGATCGTTATCTTACCAGCTATAGCCCCATCAGCCAAAGCGTTACGCCTATCATATTCAGGGATATAGATATTTTGGTCATCCAAGAAAAACTCATGAAGATTATTATTCTCATAAGTCCTGATCTCCTCATACTTAGCCGATTTCTCCTCATTAAGAAGCCTTGAGTCATCCAATTTAGCCTCGATAATCTCCTTAACCGTAGCTTTAGGATTAGCCTCCTTGAACGCCAATTGCTCCTCCCCAAGCTCTATCCATGGGGCGGGATTCCCGTTAATGTAATCATCATAACTATAGCCCTTGGCGTAATTATCATCAAGCGGATCGTCCTGAACTAATTGATTGGGATATATTTCCCTGTTTATATATACGTAGCTCATATCTTATATCATTAATCTTGTTCTTTAACGGCGATGCTATACTTACCAGAAGCGTAACACCAGATACTTATTTCAAAAGCTTTGTTAGCGGTTGTCGTAATAGACGCCCCGCTCATGCTGACATAATTCCCTGTATTAGGGATGGCTTGCGTGAACGCCGCAGAGGGGACGCATCTTATGATAAGCTCCTCGCCTACCTGCATGCCTGACGTCACGGATAGGGTGGTAGCAGTCGAGAGGGTAGCCGTAATACTTCTCTTGGTAACAGGCAGGTTGGCTAACGTCGTGACGGTATTCACGCCTATTAACTTGCTAATCGCATTGTAAAGATCAGTAGGAATAAGTCCCAATCCTTTAATCTCTGAGCCACAGACCCTCATTCGACCCGGGACACCACATGTCATTAAGTTTAATTCGCCACTGCTCCCATTTATTATATTCACATGATTAAACATGAAACTGTATGTAGGATACCCCCCACCAGTGGATGGCGGAGCTACCGAGACCGGGCTGCCTATAAGCAAGGAACTGGAGTTTAAAGTACTAAATGCCGCCCTAGGCATAAGCCCATCGGATGATGAGCTAACCACCTGATAAGTAGTGTTCGTATCCTTATAATAAGGGACTCCTCCCACGATCGGACAAGCAGTGTAACCAGAGGCATTTGTAACGGTACTGCCGTTCTTGACAAGACCCGTACTGCCGTTAGCCCCCACAACACCATACGTCGTGTTAGTGTCTGTCCATGGTACGTTAACGAACATCTTTCCGCTACCATCCAATTCTACCGGATAATTCTTACCGTTCTCCGCGTATCCGATCATCACCAATCCAAGGGTAGTGGAGCTGGCCTTGGCGTATGTGGTATTCGTCGGAACCACCCACGTACCATCTCCGCGAAGGAAAGAGGTTTGCTTGCCAGCAGCCGGAGCGGGTACCAATCCCGCCGATCCCGCGGCTGAGGACGTCGCTCCTCCCATGTTACTATATGTGGTGTTAGGAGGAGTTTGCCATGTCCCATCACCACGAAGATACTTGGCTTGCGCTCCGGCGGCAGGTGCGGGGACCAAACCTGCCTTTCCCGCCGCTGAGGCAGAAGCGGCTCCCATATTGGTGTATGTCGTGTTGGTATCCGTCCACGGAACATTCACATACATCTTACCATTTCCGTCAAGAGCTACCGGGTAATTCTTTCCGTTAGCTGAATACCCGATCTTAACAAGACCCAGATTATCGCTTGTAGCTTGGGTATAAGTCGTGTTACTGTCAGTCCAAGGGACATTGACGTACATCTTGCCATTAGCCAATAGCACAGCGTAGTTCTTTCCATTAGAAGCATAGCCGATCTTAACCAATCCTAAGGTGTCGGCCGTGGCTTCATTATACGTTGTGTTATTATCCGTCCACGGAACGTTAACGTAAGCATTGCCGGACGAATCCAGCTGTACCTTATAGTTCTTCCCGGAAGTCGTATATCCTACCTTAATACCGCCAAGAACGGTAGCGGAGGACGTGGGAGGGGTGAAGGTACTTGGTTTGCCCGTAACCCCGGACCAAGGCACGGAGGAAGCCTGACTGGCCGTGTAAGGCTCATATCCATCCTCACTGCTTAATTTAGACTCGTCTTTTATCAGATACATCTTACCTGTAGACGTGACCTTTACCGTATCACCGCTTTGAGCCGTAGCGGTGGTAAGGGCGAATCTAGCCGTATCATCAGCTACCACGACCAATCTCTCCAAAGCCGCCTTAGGTAACCTATCTATGCTGATGGTTCCGGACGCGATCTTAGAGGCATCAAAATTAGCCAATGTCGTGGAGATAGTTACGTTGCTTCCGAAGTCCGATGAGACACTACCGGTAACAGCCCCGGACAGCGCTATGGTCCTAGCCGCCTGTAATTTCGTGGCGGTAGGGGCATTATCCGTCTTAAGAGCATATTTGGTAAGATCAATATCATTAGCCTTATCCAGAAGCTGCTCTATCTGATCACCATTGTATTTACCTTGAAAATCTGCCATATTACACTTATTTTTTGCTCAAATATAGCTATATACATACACACCAAGAAATATAGGGGGGGGTAGATGCGGGCAGGCGTTAGAAGCTGCCGTCCCCGTGCAGGAATCCGCTACGGAATATAATAGCCTTGTCTTTAAGTTTCTGGACAGAATCCCATTCCCATTCACCCTCACAAGGCTTAACGACATACTTATTCCCCCATGTCTTAAACTTCCTCTCTATAACAAACATCTCTGGGTCTTTTAAGACATGGAAGATACTTCCGACAGGGAAATACTTATCAGTCCTCAATATAACACGATGATGTTTCTCGTCATATTCAGGATCGCCTACGATACGTGCCTTATAAAATTGGAAATCATTTAACGTCTGATCCACTGGCTCTATCCAATAATACCCCTTACCCATTGCAGTTTGTATTTAATTATCTATATTTGCGGTGTAGTAACTCATAATGTTTTAAGTGATTTTCAACCAAAGGGGAAGGGTGTCCGTGAGGATGCCTTTTTTCATTCCCGCCCACCCTTCCTATGAACAAAAGATCTACCTCGAACAAATGTAATCATAATAAAGCTACGGTCAAAAAGAAACCCTATCGGTATTCTATTGCCGACAGGGTTCTCCAACGTTGTATCAAACTAAATCATATCACTCCATTTGATTGTGTCACCGACGAAGCACCGCACCGCCAGATACCTTACGAACGCCGTCCCTTCCGGGGCGTCAGGGTCTTCCAGATAAGCCAAGACAGCCTTGACTATTTTCTGGTCGCAATCCAATACCTTAGGAAAGTAGTCGCTATAGAACATAGCGAACAGATATTGGATATCTCCCCAAGTGGCGTTATCAGGTTTCTTAGCCCCGCATTTATCGAACATCTGCTTAGCGTCCTCCATCGTCCATCTTCTCTTGGACCCGTCGGCATTAAGCATCTTGTCAGCGGCTTCCCTAGCCAGCTCCTTGGAAAAGTGATATCCATGGGTGTCTATATACCGCTTATAATCCGGGTCATCGGCGTCTGCTCCTCAGTAGTAACGACTCCTGCGTCCCCTGCGCATATACGGTTCGGTACCTTCGTACTCGTCACGGATGCCACGCTCACCGAACCATCCCCTGCGATACATCTCGTCCTCACGTTCATGGAGTCTCTCGCGTTTCTCAAGCTCACGCTCGTCACGTTCCAGCTCCCTCTCGCGTCTTTCAAGATCACGCTCACGGCGTTCTAGCTCATCCATTCTGCCGTCATGCTCCTTGCCATAGTGGTCGTATATTCCACCACCATAACCCATGTAAGTTCCATCCGAACGTCTGCTACGTCCACGGCCGCCTCTACGATCGTAGATCTCATCATCGTAGTCCTCATCGTGGCCGCCGCCTAAATCTATAACTCTCATCTTAACCTAATTTTTTAATTAACAACTCTTTTAGCTCATCGAAAGAGGATCCCATCCTATCGACTTTCTCCTCAAGATTCTTGATCTTCCGGTCTTGATCCTTAGTCTGCTTAAAAGCCGGATTGATTTCCTCAAGGATCGAATCACAAGCCTCTAGTGTCCTCCTATGCTTATCGATACTATCGAGAATATCGGAACTGGTTCTCTTAGCGGCGTTAAGCTGGTTCATGATCGGATCGACCGAGCAGGCCAAAGTTATGTTATTGGACATAGCGACATCCCTGCTCTCCGGTACGACATAGGTCATGGAAGACCCGTTTATCTCCACGGTAAGATCTATCACCCTATCCTGTAGTTGCTGATATTGCCCCATCTGACCCATCTGGAGTTGCTGGAACCTAGGCTCGGACACGTTAACCACATTCCCCATCCTGAACACCGGAACATCGGACGTATCCAGCGTATATACTTGAAATCCTTTCTTTAAGTCTCTAAACATATCTCGATTTTTAAGCGGGAGGGAATACCCTCCCATTAGACATCCAATCTAACCTATTCCTCATCAACAGTCGTCTCCGACGCCGAGGCGGAAGTTGTAGGCACACAGCAATCCATGAGCCTCAATACACCCCTTACCTTGTTGAAATAAACAAGGCGTTCGGTGTTGTTAACCATAGCCGCTCCGGTCACAGCCACGTTGATCGGGTTCACCACAGCCACGCCGGTTACCGGGCAGCATGTGTCATCACCTACCGTGGATACGGTGCTGTTCGCTGGAATAGCTATCTGTACTGGCAATGTCTCGCCTGTTGTCGGAACCACCTGCCGGATTTTCAGCAGCAGAAGGCCCTCGCATGGCAAGGACAGCCATATCCTTGGGTTGATGCCGAAGATGGTGTTGGTAGTAGTCACTACCACGTTCTTCGTGACCAACTCATAAAGAGACCCTATTTTAGAAACACAAGCCATAATAGCCTCCTTCCTTTATAGAGTTAAATAGCGGCGTTTCCGTTGTTGCAGCATCCATTGTTGCACCCACATCCGTAATTACCTCCATAAAATGCTTGACCCCATCCATAAGTCTGGTAAGGAGAGCATGAAGGATAAGCCGGCACAGGGGTAGGTCTCAACTGGTTGATCAAATTCTGAGTCTGTTGCTGAGTCAACGCGGAGGCTTGGTAAGCCGACCTTTCATCACGCAACTGATTGATCGTATTCTGCATCTCACGCATTTCCAATTGACAGAATTTATCATTAATCAAGGTTGTTTGAGCATCAATCTTAGCGCTCAAGATATTGAACCGACTCGTGGCTTGCTCACGATTGTTCGTCAATCCTTGATTAATAGTGTTTTGTAACGTGTTAGTCTGATTCAATGTCTCAAGACGATTCTCATAACCTTGATTGTTGATCATCTGCTGAGTCTGGCAAGTGCTTTGGTTGATCAAAGAACTCAAATTGCAGCAGCAAGAGCTAATTTGATTACCGATCTCACAACCTTGTTGCTGTACGGCGTTAATAACAGCCTGAGAAGTCATACCTACCTGACCAGCTACCTTATCGATAGCGCCTTGTACGTTACAGATAGCGCTTTGCAATTGAGTGGTAGTACAGTTCAAGGCGTTAGCGATCTGATCGATAGCGCTTCTGTTACCTTGGATAGCCTGCATCAGTAACTCACGACCATAGTCGTTATTCAATTGAGCTGGAAGACCATTAGCGCAACACTCATTACCATTGCCAAAACCATTGCCAAAGCCACGGCCACCCCATAACCAGAACAGGACGATGATCCACAACCACCAACCGTTAGCCCCGCCGAAACCGTCTTGGTTGTTACGACCGTTCATCAAAGCCGCTACCAAGTTCGGATCCATCTTATTTCCGCCTATCAAATTGGCGAACATACCCGGAATCATAGATAATAAACCGTTAGTGGCGCTTCCACTACCGGAACCCATACCGTCTAACAAAACGATTTTGTCTCCACTTGTACCCATGTCTATTTATTTTTGAATTAATAATAACCCCACCTGATGGCGGGCGTTACAAAGTTCAAAAATTAACAGCCCTAAAATCGTGATATGTGTCATCATCAAAGTACGTCATGTCTTGTAAATGGGATTAATAAAAACCGATACAAGACAAAAAATCCGGAGCGTATCACTACGACCCGGATTCATCGCAAATCTATAAAATTCAATGTTTCAATGCTCGAAAGAAAACGTCTCACGACGTCAAAGAGAGATTAACTACACGAAAAATCTCGCATCAACTTATTTGTATTAGCAGTGTATTCATTAACTATCTTGCTGGATGAGGGATCATCCTCTATCCTTGACAGGCGGTTATCGTCACTCCTTACCGTAACGTCACCCATCCTTCGTACCATGTTTTCTTGATATGATGATGGATCGGAGTATATAAGATCATCAACGAACCTGTATATCGCACCATCAACCGTCTCACCTACCTTCTCATATAAACCGGATTGGAATGACACGAAATCATCATACCTCCCACGAGCCAAGAACGAACCGTCCGGTCTCGCCTCGACGCCGCCGTTGACCTCCCGGAGCAGGCCCGGATTCCTTTGGTACAGATACCTATAAAACCCGGCATCCATCATCCTATCCTGCCTATCCAGATAGAAAAGGTTTCTCATGCTACTGTCACCGGACTCGATAGCCACGTCAAACAGAAGATCCCTTACCTGACCTTCCGGCAACGACATCTCCATGCTTTTTAACGTACCTCTGTCATGGTGGTTCAAAGATACATTATAAAATCCATTAAAATCAAGGAAACGTAAGACATTATTATATAAATCCGATTTTTTTAACCTTTCCTTGATCTGGATCTTCCTCAACGAGGTACAGGATTTGATAAAATCCCGATCCTTTCCCTGCCTAGCCTCGTATCTCCTGAACTCCCGATCGATATCGGCATCATCCATCTCAGGGGTAACTGGATGCTGGTATATCAATCTGGTAAGGATCATGTTCTCGGTATTCGAGGATGAGATGTTGGACATAACTAGCTTCTTTATGTTATCCTTAACCACGCCAATATCGGAACGGGAAGCCCCGGCGGGGACCACGCCAGCCGGCAAGTACGAGGGTCGCTCTATCCCGATATCGGCCAACATCTCATAGGCCTGATCGGTGTCGGTTATCGGAGCCGTGTTATGGTACGTATTCCTACCCATATACAACATGCTCCTATCATACATATCGGAAGGGGATGTATTCCCGGACCTTACATACACCATCCTATCCCCAGTAGAATAAGTATCCTGAACCTCGTATATCGGGTTCCCTTTTCCTGTTATCCTATCAAGATCGGAGATAAAGCTATCGTATACCGAATTGCCGGCCTGTATGGAAGACAACATGACGTCCAGCGACGCCATAAGATCACGGATATCCTCCGGTCTGGATATAATCATCTCATCGCTGATCGCCTCGCTTATATCCACACCCATGTCGGCAAGATCCATGGCTATGTCATGCAGACGTCCGGCAACGTCCTTGATGTCCTTAAAATCATCCATATCGATTATCTCCCCAACCTTATCCCTTAGACCCTTCATATCCTTAGGCATACTGATATACGGTGTGGTACTATTGAAGTACGAGTCGGTAATCGTATTTCCGTCCTGACTCCGAACCTCCATACGGGTCATATTACGATACGTGTCATACATCCGATCTGCGTAATCCTGATCCTCCTGATACCGGAGTGCCAAGGAAGGGTATGGGATGGAGGCGAAAGCCTGATCGAACTCCCGGCGGTCGCTGATACCGCCTACCGCCCTCATGATCGTATCCCTTACTTCTATTGGATTCAAAACCCTTCTCTTCCCTAACGAGTCATATGTATCCTCATATATCATATAATCATCACCAAGGCCTGACTCGGAGGACAGGAAATACATATCCTTCTCATTAAGATCCCCGTCAGACATAAAATCGACAATCCTCCTCATCATATCCCTTACCCGATCATACGCCGATCGGTTGGTCATGATATTATCAATCTCATCGGCGTCATACATCCCGGATCGCTCAAGATTGTACCTATTGAGAAATATATCACCACCGGAGAGGAAATTGGATATGATCATATCATTAAGATCATTGATATTATCGACTCCCAAGGAAGTAAGGGTGTTATTGATATCCTTAACCTCATCGGCCATGAAATTGCCAGCGAAATAGTTCTTCCGCTTGATAAAGGACATGACATCATCATACCTAGGTTCCCCGTTACTATCTAGGTCATATTCCGATGGCATGGACATCCAATCGCCAAAGAAAGACACGAAGTCGGGGGAGTAGGCCGTACCCCAGACCGATAAGGCCTGCTTCTGGTCGCCCAGCACCTCCATCGCCCTTTGGTATAATCCGGATGGTTGGTTATTAGGGGCAAGGACATTATCTATCCCACCCTCCTTATTTTTTATAACATAACAAGATCTACCCATTACTAAATCGTTTTGACACAAAGATAGAAAATCCCGCCTACTCTCACGAGCGGACGGGACACCAAAATAACAACATAATAACAAACCTTATGTTTCTCCGAAAAGTGCAAATCTTTTTGCCGATCCTCACGAACAGGCAAAAACTCAATCCTAAATTATAAAAAATGGAGTTTATCGTTTAGCGAAAATATCCTTATCTGATCTACTGAGAACCCTACCTTTTAATTCCAAGAACCTAGGCATCCATTCCCTAGATATCTTAGACACGATCCACTGGAATCCCTTAGGAGTTACATAAACAGTGTTAGTTCCATAAAACTCATCGTCATCACGATATCTGTAACGAGCATAACCACGATCTATCATCCTTTGGGAAAGCAACCACCTCTTACCGGTCTTAGCGAAGAACTTATTATCCTCAAGCAATATACGAAGATTCTTCTCCGCTATATCATAACCATGAGCCTCCAACTTCTCCCGAACCTCTCTGATCAACATATCTGTCTCTTGGGCTATTTCGGCTGTCTTAGCGAACTCAACCATAGGAGCCTGTTCTTTGATAATATTATCAGATATCCTTTTGGCTTCCTCTGCAGCTTTCTTCGCCTCAGCTAATGCCTTTTTCTCCTTTTCAGATTTAAGCAAAGCCTCTAATGCCTCTATATAATCAGATGGAAGTTCATTCTTCGATGGCATATTGTTAGATGGCATAGAATAGGAACCTGTTTTCCTAATAAAAGGGAGAACCTCCGATGTTACCCATCTTTTGAATTTCTTAGCAAACTCCTTCTTAGATGACATAATTAAAGTATACATACCAGACTCATTAATAATCTTTATCTGGCTAACATATTGATTGTGAATAGGGGTGGAATCGTAGGCCTCCCTATCTTCTGACAATCTCAGCATTTTACAATCCTCGTCATCTACCAACCTTCTTACAGCATCCCTAGGATCTGCATACCCTAAACATTTAGCTACATCATTACCGACAAACCATGGTTCATGTTTCTCATCCAACAATACTCTCACATCCCCAAAATCAGGATTCTCAAATAATTTTAAATTATCATCCATAATATAAAACAACGAGAGCCACCAGCGTCCGTTACCCCACTGATAGCTCTCATTTATCGCCTACGCCTAAGCGATATTAATATCTTCTTCTGGTCTAGCAACGGATAGACACCGCAAATATAAGACCTTATTTTAAAACTACAAACAAACAAGAGATATTTTTACAAAAAATGTAATCAGCCATATTCCTCTGTCATATATAAAGCGTAGCTATACCTATCCTCTATCATCTCCACCACCTTCTTGATATCAGATAAAGTTAGTTTCTTTATCTCCATATTCATACTATCCATCCTGACAAAAGAGTTCTTGAACTCCTGCTCGGTTATAGCCTCCAACCTAAATAGATTATATTTTATAAGTAACTGGGTTACGTCAAATATCAGGATATTAAGATCAATATCATCCTTCAACTCATCAAGAAGATCACGCATCATGGCTTCGATAGCATCAGTATCAAGCTCCAGTTTCTCGGCTTCCTTCATCAACTTCTTGATAATACCATTGTGCTCGATTATGATGTTAGCATTATCATCATCGGTAGGTAAAAGGATATCCATCGTACATTTTATACCAACCTTATCACTAAGCCTTTTATTGAACTCAGTCATATAATCGAAAGCCTGATCCCTGCTTAATGAGTATGTATGATCAAGCAACTGCTTTTGTCTGACCTTGACAAAATAGTTACTGGTGTATAACATCATCAAGACCTTCACTCGCTGGATGCGTAGGTCTTGCATGATCTTCCGATGTAAAAAAGAATCTAGTTGCATAATATAAAGAGTCCCCACCGGGGCCATCACACACCCGACAGGGACCAACTTTTAAATATCTTACTCGTCAGGTGATGGACTGACGCCGCAAAGATAAGTCAAGATATTTTATTTAGCAAGGATTTTCCGCCTCATTTTCTCCGGATACTACGTTACCGTCGGAAACCAAAGACTTGTCCTCGGCCGCCTTCGTAGGCGAGGCGAACTCCGATGGCAGATCCGGCAGGTTAGGGAACGAGACTTCCGTCTCCTCCTTGGATACCTTGTTCTCCTTGATACTCATCCTAAACTTAGGAGCTATGAAAGGATCGTTGTTAAGATCGATGTTGATCGTAACGTCATTCATCAAAATATCCTCCTTGGTTCTGGAATCACCTATCCATCCTCTTACGTCAGCGGTCATAGGCATCCTGCTAGCCGCTTCCTTGACAGCTTTAAGCCGGTTCTTGATAACATCCACGTCTCCCGCCAGCGGAATCATATATGTCTTATTATCCAACCCTGATCTGGCTATAGCGTTATTAAGATCCATTATATCATCAATACTTACGCCTCCGCCTAGACCCTCCGTAATCCTATCAGCCATCGATCCGATCATGGATGAGAATGACGATATATCCTGATTTTTCAATCTTACGGGGTACAGGTAATTTCTTCCATTTCCTGTCTTTATAGCTACGACCGGGATACGTGAATCTTTATAGTCACCATACTTGTCCCTGACGATAGCCGTACAGAACGGGAATATATTATACTTAATATCATCCCTCATCGTAACCTCCCCATTCTCTATATATCCTACGCTCTCGACTTTACCAACCGTCTCGTTGGTAAAATCATTCTCGGATACCATCAACGTACCATTATCATCACTTACGCTAAAATTAGGTCTTCCCGGCAAAACACTGGTAACTGTACCTACGAACGGTATATCAATCTCGCCAGTAACAGATCCTATATTATCCCTATATAACTCAAAGGCCATACTCCTTAAATCAGCGTTACTCCCTTTTGAGTCTGGATCATTGGCTTTTAGCACCGAGACGAAATTGCCATCGCTATCCACGATCTTAATAACCATATTATCAACCAGCTCTCTGTAAGCCGACTTAGTCTCATCAGAATTAGGATCAACGGCGTTAAGACTATTGTATTTATCATACAGTCCCTTGGTGTATGGATCTGACATATCCATCTTAAACCTTACCATATCACCCTTGCGAAGGCTAGCCGCTGCTTCCTGATTCACCGACTCGTTGTTAGATCCAAACGTATCACCCGTATAATAAGGGACAATAGATCCATCCTGCCCCTTGCGATACACCATGAACCAGATGGAGGTCGACAAGGCGGTTTGCCGCCCCAATATGACACCGGTAGCGTTCTCGAAAGCCTGAGCGTCATCCTCGCTAATCATCCATCTTGAGTGGTTATCTGACTCTATAACAGTAAATATGTCGGTTCCGTTGGTGAAATCCATCACCCTTCCATTATCAGTATCAGTGGCATCAGATCTTTTAAGCCCAAGACTGTCCATAAACCTGTCAAGTCTCATTCCGCCAACCTCATAATACATGACCCCACCGATCTCTCTCTTCTGGGCCATCAACACCACCGGATTCTGGGCGGCGTTAACTTCCGTCCTGCCGGTGGATGTCCCGGGTTCGCTCTCTGTGAGGACATCACCCATAGGTATGGATTTATCGTAATCCTTGACAGCTATACTTCCGTTATCATACAACCTCATCCATTCCACGAATTGAAGAAGAGGCCCATTGGAATAATTATTGATAATATCAATAGCCTCATTAAGCTTATCCTGATCAATCTCATTGCCATTGTCAGCCTCATTCATAAGATCATTATAAGTCTTTATAACTTCTTTGATCTGATCCTGATCAAGACCATTGATATTCATATCTACAATATCATCAACAGCGTCCTTGATATTATCATAAATATTATCATGGATCTTCAATCTATCTATTATCGATCTAGCCTTATTGATCCTTGAAATAGGATTATCCCCAAACCCGTTAACTAGACTATCGACACGAGGCTTGTTATTATCATATATCTGTCTCTCCCTAGGAGATAAGACATCCTCATTACCGTTCCATATCTTTATAGCTATATTATTGATTCTATCGTCAGAAGGATTTATGATATCCTCATCATCAGGAACCCTCTCGACTATATTACCTTCATCGGTCTTAATCTCGTTCTCCATAGATCTGGCTATCATATGATTATATGTCTTGAACATAAATGCCTCATCCTCCCCTATAAGACCATCTTGGTAAGCCTTGTCTATAGCTTGGTCGTTGGCGTAAAGATCATTGGCATCAGGATTATCAGTATTCCTGAAATCATACTTGCTATCATCCTCCTCATAAGTCTTACCCCATACGTTCGATAATATCTTCATGAACCCGCGCTCCTGCGCCCGGATGAATCTTCTGTCACGCATACGACGAAGAGACTCGTTTATATTCTTATAAGCCACAAGATTATGACGATACTCACTAAGCAATGCCATAGCCTCCTTATAATTATCAACCCCACGGATAGATACGACGTTCTCAAAATCAGCTATAGTATCATAAGCCGCCATAAGATCAGCGGCACTGATCCTTGAATCATTTCTATTTAAGAACAACTTAGATATATCAGCCTCTGAGTTAATTAACGTAGTTAATTTCCTCTCCAATGCGATCCTATCCTCTGTTAATTTAAGAAGCCTATCATTCTCCTTGACCAACTTAGCCTTATCAGATTCAAGAGCGTCCTTCGACGCGACACTTTGTTGAAGCCTCAAGATATTCTTCTCCATCCTCTGTATATCATCCGTAAGCTTCCTGAGTTCTTCAAGATCCCTGCTCGAATCAGGATTAAGACGAGAATATATATCAAGAGCGGGGCCTATATCCGTATTGTATATCCTTCTTAACTGATTGGCAATATCGTTCAAATTATCCTTCGCCTCAAGGCCATTATAAGCCATATTGGAGATATAGGCGTTAAACGACCTATTGGATATACCATCGGTAAGGGAGTCGGCGAATCTGTTGGCCATAATGAAATTATCCACCTTCTTATTAAACTCGTTGACAAGATCGGCTTTATACTCATTGACCTGCTCATCTGTCATATTCATATCGGAGGCTATATCGCTATTAGGTATAGACTCGATGACTGTCTTGAAATTCTCCTTAGTATCATCTAACATCCCCATTTCCTGATCATAACGAAGACGATTGAATACAGCGTCACTAAAAGTCTTATCTACGATTCTAGAATTAGGTATATCGTCAGCGTTATTATCCGTTTTCAAGCCTGATAATTGAGCGTTCAGAGCCATACTGCCACGAATAGCACGGATAGCGGCGGTAGTCAAGGCGCCGGCATTGGCGTTGTAGGCATCCACCATCCCCTTGTTCCTGGACATGTCTTGGCTCCATTCCTTTATACCTCCAAAGGTCTTTCCACCCATAACCGATCCGATAATCATACCGATGCCGATCTCCTTCCAGCCTTGACTAGACCCGTATGTTTCCTTGAACCCGTTCTTTATAGCCTCCATATAACCTATGTTCTGACGGATAGCCATAGGATTGTATCTTGATTCTACCCAATCCTCCGCGGACTTGCTGGACACACCTTGAAGACCCTCCTCGAACAAACCCTCAGATACCGGTCGCTTAATGATATTAAACGTATTACCAGCTATTTTCTGCCATTTCTTTGGTGTTATAGCCCTTAGTGCACCGTTGTCCATTCTCTCGGCTCCTACGCCAAATATATTGCGTTTTATGAACTTATCCACGCCCAGATCCATGCCAAACATATCACCAAACATAGCTATATTGGATAACGTAAGGATACCGATATTGGCAGCGAATATAGCGTTAGCGGCATCAGCATTATCAGCTCTGAACTTCATGAGTTCCTCATATGAGGCTTCTCTGCCGTAAGCGTTCCTGTAAGCTTGCTTGAAGTTTTCCTCAGACTCCATCAGCCCGCTCCTTGATTCCACGGAAGCTTCCCAAAGCGTAGAAGTACTCATAAAAGTCAGGTTATCCAACCCCTTGCCTATACCACGACCTATACGAGCAGCTCTTAGCATAGCATTAAACCCGGTCTTTGTAGCAGAAGCAGCCTTCCCCATACCGGCAATCGTAGCACCTATCCTAGCCCCCATACGAGCGGCATTCATAAGACCAGCTCCAGCGAAGGCGTAAGATGACAAAACGGCTCCAGCCGTAAATGCCGCACCAGATAGAAGATCATTCGTCCAGAAATTTGTAGTGGGCATGAACCCGGCATCTCTCTCCTCCTTGCTGTAATAATGATTAAGCGTATAATCACCTCGCTTATCCATATCATCTAACCAATCGGCAAAGCCGTTATCAGATATGGCGGATAACGTCCCTTTTGTAACAAGTTCCTTTAATCCGTATATAGACTGACCTACGCCCCCTATACCATACAATGTGGACTTATAGATGAATTTACCCAATCCTCTATAAGTCTTCTCCCAACCGCTTTGGTTCTTTGACAGACGATCATCATTATCCACGTTATTGATATAACTCTCGTATTTTGGAATCCATTCACCTGTTGACAGCCTATACCTTGAATCACGAAGGTTGATCCTACTCCCAGTTATATCATAATTACCCTTAGGGATACCCGTCTCGTTTATCATCTGAAAAAGCGGATTCCTTGCTTTTACATCATCATGATAAGATGTCTCTACGGAATTTTTTATACCCTCTACTAATGATGGAATACTTCTGCTTCCCTCTCTAGACAAAACATCATTATCCATATCCGATGAACTGCGCATGCCAACAGGTATAGGGATAGAAGAAATATTATCCTTAGAAGGCATGGGAGATGGAATTGATGGAGTAGGGACATAGTATCCCTGACTCTTCATCACATTCCCTATATCGTTATTATTATTGCTCATTTTTTCCATCTATTTTATCCATAGTCTCTTTATCCAACACCGAAAGAAGATTGCTAAGGTCAGAATGCTGTTCATTAATATCCCTACCCTTTACAATAACGTCTTTATTGATAGCCTCAACCACGGCTTGGGTAAGATACATCTGAGGACACATATTTATAATCTTCATGATATTATCAGCATAATCAGTATTATATTCCAACACCTTTAGAGGTGTCCCGGTCCTAGCCTGCCCGTGAAAATAAACGCCAACCTCAACACCTCCAGGAAAGCCCTTGGCTTTAATATCATACGATTTGTAATTTCTTAAAACCGTATTAATAATCCTAATAGCTCTTTTATTAAGCTCTGATGTAGCTAGTTCATTGTTCTGAATATTGTACTTATCAACCATCCTAGAAGCCTCCTCAGCCGCATTCTCGATAGTAGCGAAAGTGCCAAGTGAATTAGCTTGCGCCCATCTCTGATAAGGCCTATTGGTCGTGGCAGAAAAAGATACAGGGATGATCTTAGATTCGTAATCTTCAGATCTTACATTCCTTTCCCTTTCGTACAAACTATACCCCATACTATCTAATTCCTCTTTAGTAACTTGAACCGTAGCGATATTTTTTCCGCCAGCCATAGCTACCAAATCAAATGTATTGGGATTATCCGTAGGACGAGCATACAATATGTAATTATTAAGTCTGCTATCTTTATCCTTATTCAAGAAACCAGCTCTTGACAAAAGCAGACTCTCTAATTTAGCATGCATACGCCTATCTTCTTTAGAGGCATTGGTAGAATTAGAGAACGACCATGATCTTGGAGCAAACTCGTCATATCTTCTTTCATAGACCATTTTAGAATCCTGAATAGCCTTAGCTATATTACGACCTATATTAGATGAAGACCATTCTCTTCTAAGCGTAGGACCGTCAGCTCTAGACATATTCTTACCTAAGATCTTGATCATTTTATCCCTACTAGTCATATCGACATTATCGCTATTCATTACCGGATTGTCTACACGACTATAAGTTTTAGCTATATCATTTATATCCTCCAGAGTGAAATTTTCTCCTGAATATCTATTTAACAAATTTATATAAGATCTCATCAGCTCCGTATTAGCTATAGATCTATCCGCATAGTTGATGTTCTCGCTTATCAATCCAGCTATAGCGGAAACCTTTAAAGCATCTTCTGGTGAATACTCTTTCCCTCCAATAATAGCTCCATTCTTACCAACATCCCTCGCATTAACCATACCATTGTCAGTATATGTATCAATACCTCCAGTAACATAGTCCTGATCCCTTACAGCATCATTAAGGATATTTTCCGTAGCGACATCAAAGGCATTTGTAAGATAATCAACTTCCTCATCCATGATCTTACCATACCTATTCCTATTATCATTCGCTGCCATAAGAGCCTCATATTTATTCACCATATTTGGGGTTGATGATAATACAGAACTTGACGCACCGCCATTATTAGTGATCCATGCCATAATATTCTCGCTATTAACACCACCATGATATATAGAAGGATTGTTTTGTATATCGTTCTCTATGCCTCGTAGATCAACAGGATTTATGGATGATATTAAATCCTTCTCACCTGTCGATATATTATTCTCATTCTGAATATATTGATTGTCAAATATATTCTCAGGAGTAACATTAGGCTGAACCTTTTCCAGCTCAATCATAACACCTGTAGGGATATTAGAGCTATTACCAGCTTCCTTGGACATTACTTCCCTAAGCTTAAGATTCTGATCTATCTCCTTTGATTTCTGCCTCCACGAGAACTCTCTCTCCTTGAAATCAAGATCTCTCATCTTAAAGTAATAATCATCAGCGATGTAGTTCTCAGATGAATTGTTATACGACCATCTAGCGGATACACCATCAAGAAATTCATTACGTACAATAAACTCCCCCGCTCTAGCCGGGTTCATATTATTGCCAATAAAGGAAGTAGCCTCCTCCACTAACGCACGGCGCTGTTCCCGGACCTCCTGTAGTGACGCCTCAATAGCCGCCTTAGCGGAAGGGCTGGCCTCGGCCCCTTTGAGTTTGGCTAAGAGTGCGCTCTCCTCAGCGTCAAAACCGGAAACATATTTATTAACGAACTGATCAGTAGTCATGCCACTAAACATACCGGGATTAGTGGCAGCCAAATACTGACCCTCTATCTGCATCTGAGCCTTAGCGTTCTGGGATATAGATCTAGCGGCTATCGCTCTAATCTGAGATCGACTCATCTCATCAACAGTAATATCTCTCATCCTACCAGTAGGCTTGCCATCCACTACCTCAGGAACAGAAAACTTCTTTCCCTTATTAAGACTGACGAAATCCTTCATCATCTTATTCATCTCCTCATTGTAATCCGTATAAGGAGTGTAATGAATAGGATTCATCCTTGTACCAACCTGACCATCATTAACCCATTCATAAAACGGCATTAAGGCCACAGCCTCATTTATGGCACTATATTGCTTAGGATTATTAAGCTTCATATCTTCGATCTTCTGAGAGAAAGACCTATACTCCCTAGTACCGGCGATAGCGTTCAATACACGGGTATCTAAAGCCTCTCCAAGACGGGCTTGTATGCTTCTAGCTATACCATCAGAAGCTAGATTGGATTTACGATACACGTTATTCACGTCCTGTATCAGCCCATTTAACCTATTCTGAAGATATTCCCTATCCTGAGGTTTTATAATGTCAGAATTGATAATATAATCAGCATACTCGTTTATAGCCTGCCGATTGGTATCTATCTTCTGCTGCATGTATCCCATACCCTGCATCATGACATCCATGTTGTAGGGTGATACGTACTTGCCGTAATTCCTTAATATACTATATTGTGAAGCCATCCTTTATCCTTTCTTGCCTTTAGTTACTTCCTGAGCAGGATATAATATCCTGTAACTTAATATATCTCCTTGAGGATCAGCGATTAATTGTCCATTTGGACCAATCTTTGCATCCCCAAATATAGATCTTAATGTATTCATGGTCGTAGCCGTATTCCACTTCTGCTGGATCTCGTCATTTACGCTATCGAAATACCTAGCCCAGTTCTCGTCATTTATAGCCAATCCCTGCAATATCCGTTGCTGGTAAGCTTGACGTTGGGCTATATTCTTATCATACGTATCAGCCCAAGTACGGGCGTTTACATTATCAGCCCAAGCCCTTTGAGCCACGTTCCCTTGTTCTACCTCATTAATGTATCTACCTATATTGGAACTCATGATAGCCTGTAAGTTGGATGATAAAGCCCCTCTCTGGGAATCCGGGACATTACCCATCTGATCCAATTGTGATTGGAAAGCACGATTGGTCTCAACCATATACTGATCAGCCGATCTCAACACCGGATCCACGGTAGGAGCGTAATGCCTTTCCAGACCTTCCGTTGTCACGGCTCCCGGGGTCATCCTAAATACCTCGGGGAAGTCAAGACCGCCACCCACTATATTCCTGCCTCCATTGCCGCTGTTCGACTTACCGGCATTTGTATTGGTCTTAGGGAGTGTATTGGGATCAATCAGCTCAGGCATATCCAGTTTAACATCAGGTTCCTCCACATCACCTATATCCATAGGACCTGGAGCCACCTTATGAGGGTCAAGTATAAAATCAAGACCTTCCATTCCTTTCATGGATCTCAATGCCTGCATCTTAAGCATATCCTCGCCAAGTATCTTATTAACGACATCCTTGTTCTTGTCAGAGAATAGTTGGCTAAAATGGGTGATACCAGCATCGTTAAGAGCCTTATGCTGTTCCTCTGTAACAACGTCTAGACCGATCATAGGGCGAGATGTGGTAAACAAACCTAATTTATTGTCTCTCATCCTATCATGATATGCGGCTTTCTTGTCTTCCGGGTAATTACCTTGACTATCCTCACCGCCAAAGGAAACGAGCGTCGTGTAATCCCGAAGCGCCTCGGCGTTGGCGATGATCGGGTTCTCAGCCGTAGCCAAGCCCATCCAGCTACTTGTCTGACCGTAGATAGCGTCTTGCAACGCCCTAGCCCTAGCGCCCTCTGAAGCTCCCATATAAGCATCGTAAGCGACCGGATTGAATGTCTTATAATAATTCAACCTCTCATCCGTATTAACACCTCCATAAGAGCCATCAGTTCCTTGGCGTTGATAACCGAAATAGTTAGGATCATTGTTGAACCTATTCTCGATCGGGCGGAAAGTTAATTTACGACCGAACAAAGACGTGCCTCCTATCTCCATCTTCTGGCGAATACCAGCCACTTTCTTAAGCAGCTCTTTCTTAGCCTCAGCTACATCCTCCTCCGTAAGACCGTATTCTTTCATGGATCTGGATATGATGTTATCTATTTCACCACCCTTAGCGAAATACGTATCCTCATCCTTCTTCATCTTCCGGTCTTCCTGCTCCTTGTATATAACGTTAGCGAAGTCCGTAAATCTTCCCTCTAATCCATTAACGATATCGTTGCTATCATTTATAGCCTTGGATAATACGGAGGCGTTCAAACGCCTTGTATTCTCATCATCTATCTTATTATTTTTCTCCAGCTTCTCCAATGCCTTCTTCTGGTCATCGTAAGCCGATTTAAGACCGATCTTAGCCTTATACCTGTCCATTAACGTAGCATACGTATCCTTAGGCGTGGCTTTGATCCCATACGTATCTCTGATGTATTTAGCGAAATCCGGCTCTATGGTTGTGTCGTCGGTAATAACCTTCGTTCCCTGCTCCAAGGAAACGGGGGTTCCATCATCGGCGTGCTTCTGCCCCATAGCCTCCATCGGCGCCTCTCCGGGCTGCGTCACGTACTCACCCTTCTCGACCTCTACGTTGGCTTGATCTTCCATCGACTTAGGTAACGGATACAGGTACTCACCGGTAAGGCTTCCGCTATCGAACCTATTATTAGGCCCTAGATAAACACCCCCACCATCCTTGTACTGCATCTGGGATTGCCTTCTTTGCCTAGCCTCACGATCTTGAGCCAACCTGATATTAGTACGAGTACCTTTCTCTGACGCTATCCCAGAAACCACGTTACGAGCCAACCCCATGATACCACTAATTCCTGAGGCTATGGTGGTTATCGTATTAGCTGTTTTAGCCCCAGTGGATAAATCACCATATCCCTCGCTTCTCATACGCCCTATACCACGACCCATCTGAGTGAATCTAGACCCTATATCATCAGCGCCATAGTAGGGGATGGTGGTAAAATCAAAAACATCCGTCTCGCCTGAACCGGTCTTAGACTTATCAACATCGTTAACAGTTATGTTATTAAGCGTAATACCATTGTCCTGATAATTCTCAGCTATACGCTGTAAACTACCCTTGAAGCTAGCCGGAAACACACTATCCTGATCAAAAGCATTAGCGTATTTAGCCCTCAACTGATCTGGAGTGTCCAAAGAATATATCCCTAGCGGATTGACCGGCGCGGGTAATCCTTGGTTGGTATTCACCAAAGGTTCTATACCTAACCCTTGTATACCGTCCATATTACCAAGCATATACGACCCGACTTCCCCGGCCTCTTGATATTTAGGTATCTTCCTCTTGATTACATACTTGCTCATATCAAATTAATTTCGTTCTGACACAAAGATAGTTTAAAAAAATAGAGACTCATCATTTCACAACGATGAGTCTTTTTAATATCAATCTTTTAAACACGTTATAGGATTACTCCACTTCTTTTTCCACTCATGACCAAGATAATCTATAAGTTTATCATAAGTATCTATAAAGCCACCATCTATAACCCCGGTGATAACATTCTCTACAGCTACTATGTCGTTTAACTGATTCTTTGTAGCCGTATTCCTTATCCCACTCTCATGCTTGTTAAAGACGATAAAATTAATAGCCTTAGCTACCCTTGATATCTTATCAGACAACTGGCTCTTGTCGCTAACCAACCTGGCGACGGCCGAACTCATCTTGATATAAGCCTCGCCAGCGGCATTCCTGTCCTCTATGAATCCATCATGCAACCATATTATCACCTTGGCGTATATCTCTGGATCCAATTCCAATGCTACCATAACAAAAAAATACGGATTTACATACCATTTCTGACCCTCTCCCTTTCCTCTTCGGTAAGCCATTCCGTATTTTTTGAGATCGGTTATCTTATTGATTTTCAATTCATGGTTTTGTACCGTAAGATTTCTTACAGTACATATATCATTAATACTCAGCTCCCTAACAAGAGCTTTCATCTTTTCCTGAAATCCATTAGTAGCAAACAAATGATCAAGCCTTCTAGACTCCAACCCCATAGATTTACGTTTTTCATTCAAGGCTTCCATAACTTCCGTTATGCATACAAACCCGTCCTTGGACATAACAGAAATGTTCCTACCTAATAATTCCCTGCTCTCTGATGATAAAATCAAATTACTTTTCATATCTTTACTAAAAGTTTTTAATTAATAAATGCGCCTATCCGCTCGTGATGAGTAGGTAGGCGCACAAATATAAGCAATACTAATATTATTACAAAATATAATAGCCTATATCATAGATAATAAAATCTTGAAATTTTACATATCTCAAATAATTACAAGATGCTAGATCCTTTTTACAAACAGTGATCCTATAGCCTTAACCAAATCATAGAAACCGGCAGAACTGAGACCTACAGCCACTCCATATAATAAAGCTTCCCACCATTCACTCCCTATAAGCAATGGAGACACCTTTAGAAACCACGCTAATATACAAACCAGCATACCTATGACTACGGCGGATAGGACTTTAGCCCACTTATGGGTGTCAATATACGGCACAACCTTGGCTAACTGCGTAGCTGACATCGTGACGAAAGCCATGATGCCGGTGAAGGTAGTTAAATCAATAGTGATAGCCCCTTCTGATGGGATTACCTCTTGCGCCATCAAAGCGAATGGCGTCAATAACATAGCAAATAAAAATAACAATCTTTTCATATCTAAAACGTTTAATTACTTCGCAAATATAGCATTAATTCTGGGTTCTGCTCATACCCTTTATATTCAGCATCAACCCCGGTATCATATTAAGCACCAACTGCCTTTTCGCCTGCTCCCTACGCATACGCTCAGCTTCCGCTATCTGCGCCTCTGATTGGGGATCGTTCTTGATGTTATTAGCGATATCCTCTATAGCTTTCCTGTTGGCGCCTGATTGAGCTAGCATCTTATATAACAGGTCTTGACCTTCCTTCTCCCACCAGCTATCCATGGAAGAGCGGGAAGCCAAAGAAGGATCGGCAGGGGCTACCGTCTCAGGTACGGGCTGCTGACCTCCGTCCCCCGTGCCCGAATCCCGCTGTCCGAACTCGTATCTCATTGGCTCGTTCTCCGGGACACCATACCTATTAGCGAACATATCAGCGAACTCAAATCTCTTCTCATTTCTTAAGGTCGATCCAAGGGGTCTTCCGTATCCTTGATTCCATGCTACGGTAGCGTCCTTATAATTCGTGGCGTTATCGAAATCGGATTTAGAATACATATAGTAATTATATACATTACCTTGAGCGTCCTTGTCAAAAAACTTTCCTTGATTGATGTAATTCCAACCTAACCCCGGGACCTTGCCTTGATACTCATCCACGAGATAATCCAACTGCTGTGTCAATGTCGGTTTCTTCCCATACCTGCGCTGTAGCTCCTTCTTCCTCGGTCCAAGCCATTGTTGGATGCCAAAATCACCGGCGGCTCCTAGGGCTTCGGTGTCCCCTCCGGACTCGGCGGCGATGTTCGACAGGATACCGATAGCTTGCGTTTGTGGTATTCCCTTCTTGTCGGTCAGATAATCCCATATCTCGTCATATACAGCCATCTTACTATCCTCTGATCTACGAGGATCAATTACATACTTGCCAGAACCATAAGCCCTCCCTGTATTTACCGAACCTCCTCTATCCTTTTTATCAATACTACCATCTATCTTAAATACATCCCCATTCAAAAGAAACTGGACAGCGGGATTGAAATCATATACATCCCTATATCTGTATCCGCCCATATCCTTGTCACGATATATCGTATAATCACCAAGTACACTATGAGGACCCGTCTCGTTCTTATCAAGTCTACGATCCCTATAATTATACTCATTCACGACACCATACCCCTTATCATAAAGAGACCTCAACCCTTTTATATTCATCTCGTCCGCTGATATGGCACCCTCTCTTACCCTTTTCAGATCCTTATATTCCCTCTGAATCCTCTCATACTCCTCTGGATCGGCATCACTTAAAGCTTTTATAAGTCCTTCATTGTATTCCTTAGTTTCCTTATCAAACAGACTCCTATTCACATCAATCCTATTCCTTACGATAGACGAATCAGGTATCATCCTATTAGATAATTCCTTTCGTATACTATACGTACCATCACCATTATCTATCAATACAGACTCATCGTAAGGGAGTTTATTGTATTTAGCCCAAGCCTCATCACTAGTTCTTGTGCCTAAATCATCATTATCACTATCGCCATATAACTTGTTATTAAAATCACCAGATATATATTTCCCGAACATCTTCATAAAATGAACAGGATACTCATACCATTCCGGATTCTTCCCCATAGGATCTATTGATGAATACGCAGCTTTATTTATGCGAGTAGGGCCATCAGTATACCTTGAATTAGCGATATCATATATTATTGACAAAACCGGGTGAGCAGAAGCTACGTAATTATCCAATACCCTGCTCCCGAATCTAGGTCTATCAAGAACAGACTCTCTTGTTTCTCCTCCATCTTGCTTCCTCTCAATTTTTTCTCCCCATAGCCCATATTTCTTCCTAGGCCATATGCCGTCTATGGCATCCACATAACCAACGGGATGCTCCCCTTCCAGACGCCGGTCCCGTCGCTCGTCCGCTGGGTACAGGGCGTTGGCCAACGGCTGCGTGATATGACCCAACCCCTTATCCTTGGAACTCGACATAGCATCCACCACAGTCCGATATACAGGTCTTAATTTCTCAGGTAAATATAGCCCCGCCTCATCAACCAACTCACCTATCTTCTTATTTATACCCCTGATACTGAAATTATAATTACCCATGCCATTATTCAACGGGGACAACGCACCTCTTATCCCATTCATGCCTTTAACTGCGGCTCCTCCGCTAAGGATATCAAACTCCGGGGACACGTTTCTCAAAGGACTATCATCCATACCCCTGAAATACATAGGACGCTCGCCTCTTACGACACGATCAAGATCCTCCTTATATAAATCCTTTATCCACGATGGGATTTCCTCCGGTTTATTCTTCTTAGACATATACTACATTTTTCACAAAGATAACTATAATCTCATAAGCCTAAAAACACGAAACGGGCACATAATAAATCATGTACCCGTTTATACGCTAATGCATGTGATAAGCAGCCAAGGCTCCTTTAGCTTTCTCCTTAGACTTGTACTTAGCCGGCCATAATTTACCGGTCTTGTTACTGACCACTCGCCAATCACTCCCTACTTTCTTGATACATCCTGATTTCGGGCATTTGCCCTTCTTTTTACTGCTAGTTTTCCCTGCTGCCATAACATCAAATATTTAAAGGTATATAATCACCTCAATAAACTTTCTCATCGCTGCTAAACCAACGTACTATCATCTTGAACCGGCTCTCAATGTCATTCACGAACCTAGCCAAGAACCAATCGCCACGAAGACGATCACGCCACCTCCGATGATAATCGACAGCCCTAGGATCGATCTTCCGGTCAATGTCATTCACATCCTTGATCCATACCGGGAGGTTATTAGTATCGTCTTTGACCTCGTTAAAATAGTCATTTATATTTATCTTCTGATCAACCTCCGTCACCAGTATCTCACGGCTATCGTCATTGGTTACAGGATACCTTAACCGCTGGCTCATATCGTTCTTGTCAGCGATAACCATCCGAAGCTCACCACTGTTGTTGGTATCGTTATAAAACCATGCTTTATTGAATCCGGTAGTCCTAAGAATTTGGTAATTAACCTCATCCTGATACCTTCTGGCATCCATCCTATATTGGTAGTTCGTGAGGATCTTATTCACATACTGCTCACGTACTGGCACCTCTATAACGAACGGATATAGCTTACCGTAAAATACTTGATACGATTGGTTGGTCAATCCATGAGACCATAACCCTATCTCCTGACTTTCACTTGAGTAGTTCTTTCCAGACTGGAAATAATGCTGGTGCTCGATATAATAGTCAGGGGTGTAGGACAAATATGATTTCCACTCACCCTTCAGGCAGTTATATCCAACGGTGAACGAGACGTCCGTGAAATGGCTGGCGTCCTGTAGCTCCACCGCCTGCCCGTTCCTGTAGAACCGGCCGCCACGGAATTGGTACTCGCTTGGATTCCCTACCGGTATATAATCCTTCTTGGTTATCAATACCCTCTTGAACCTATTATCCCAGCCCATGGATAGCCCTATACCAAAGAACTTGTTATCGATATCATAATAAGACAACTCAGCGTCCGTATCAGCGTTATATATCCGGCTACGGATGATCTTCATCTGAAGATGCTCCTTAAACCAGTTTCTAAGCCCCGGTGTGACCTCCGTAAGATTCCTGCCGTTAGAATCTACCTTAAACACCTGACCACGCCTTAAATCGACCCAGAAATGCCCGAACTCACAACTGATCATATCCCGGCTCTGGGTCCCGGAATATCCTAACGTCGTGTTATTATACTCAATTCCACGAGACGCGAAAAGCCCACCTGTCCCTAGCTCACTATTCTCCGGGGATATTCTCTCCGCCAACACGTCTATAGCATTATATAGTCCTACCTGATTCTCGAAGCGAGCTAGTATCTGATCCGACTCTATTCCTTTCATGCTTATAAGCTTCCCGAAAGAGGTCTTGAACTCATGGTAATCCATAGGCTTGTACGACAGCCAAGGATCGGTCATGCCGTTCTCCGACACGTCGGCGGTGCTCCATATGACGCCGTTGGGTCTTTGGTAAGCGCAGTCCCAAAAATTGCTATCATATGTCTCCGGCAACGACCTACCTCCTAACGTAAATCGATTCTTATACACAGGACTCATTTTAAACACGTTATCCCTTGATATAGGGACATTGCGCTCCTGAGTCCATGATATATAATCCCCTACCTCCGGATAGAATCCCTCGTAAGGCTCAGGCCCGGCTATACGGAAATTGCAATTGATCTCAGACTCCACAAGAAACTGAGGTATGCCATAGAAGTATAGGAAGAAACGACCGCTAAGATACATATCTCCGGTCTTGCAAACCATCTCATAAGCGCTCTTCCGGCTAGGGAAAGAGTATAGCGATCCGGTATCCGTATCGGTCTTATTAAGATAATCCTCCCCGGTGTCGTAATTAACGAAATAACGGGGATACCCGATGTTCCGATAATCATAATAAGGGAATGGTATCATGTCCCCCTGACCGAACTGAGTCAAGTAAAACATAGGCATCTTCCTCTTAAGTGAGAATCTTGATATAAATACATCACCTCCAAAAACAGGTTTACGCTTATCCTCATCCATCAACCCGCAACCACCTAACGATACCCACCTGATATCCTCTATCTGCCCGTATTGAGCCGGAGAATATTTCTTTATCCTCATATAGGGGCAGGATACGAAAGATTCACGTGTCATAAAATGAGGCGTCATACCAGCCACCTCATCGTTACGAATATTACACTCATCCTGAATACGGCTGGTATCGTAACTTGAAACCAACTCCGGATATTCAAGCATATACTTATCCATACCAAATGACATGAACAATGAATGCTCACGATCGAGGTTGTTTATGATAATAGGCTTACCGTCTACGGTCTCCCCTTGCGAAGAGATATCTGTTACCGGATATAACCCGCTCTTGATATATTTAGCCGTTGACAATCCACGTAACTCTGACTCCCCTATTTTTTGGTAAAATAAATTATAATGAGCGACAGAAGTATAGTAATAAGCATAGTTCCGTCTAGGTCCCCTATCTATCAATGCCGTTAACCACTGATATCTGTACTTGCCTATATCCACCACGGACTGGGCTGTGGCCTTGGCGATACCTGTAGCCAGACGGATAGCCGTCAGCGCTATGCCGACAGGGTTGGCTAAAAAGAACACGCCTCCACCGACATATTGCTGTGAAGCCGACTGATATGTATACTCAGCTATAGCGGATATTAAATTAGCCATAGCCTCCACCGTAGCCAATGATGTTGCCATACTGTAAGCCTTACTCCCTAATATCGTCCATTTAGGGTGATCCTCCACCTCCCTGAATATACCGGAGGATTTACCTAATTGATAACCATCAACAAGGCACTCGGTGGGAGCGTCAGGCTTGTTAAAGGCAATATCAGGACTTAAGAATGAATACCAGATATTACCCTTCCTGTTAAACGGATGCGTTATAAATTTCTCACGATTAATATCCTTATAGATATACATATCATCAGACAAATCGTTGTAAGGGTAATTAGGATAAAGGTTAGCCGATCCGTCGGGATCATCGTACTTAAACATATCATAAGCCAGACCGGTCCCGATAACGCTCTTATCCAACGTCCTATCGCCCCTATACAACTCATATCCTATTATAGAATCTCTTCTAGCCTTATCTATAAGACCGTTCTCTACCGCTATATCCAGAAACTCATTAACGATATCGTCATCAAGCATCACCCCCATAGGATAAATATAGGAGTCAACTCCATATTGACCGGTCAGTTGAGACGGATTACCCATAAAAGGAGCGACAGAGTTATCCGGAAACTTGTAATGACGTATAGGTCTCTGACAAAACGTGGTTGACGTATTGGGGTACTCAGCGTTATCCCCATTACCGGTGAAATAAGACTTACCCCCAACTGATTTAGGAGACCCATAGTATTTCGTCAAAGAATCTATTATGTCCTTCCTCTTTGATCCTCCCGATGATATCCCGATCTTGCTTGAATCATACAACTCAAAATTAGCCGGATACTTATTGGCAGACTCCCAATATCCGAAATCACCGTACTGATATGGTCTGGGAGCGCAATCAGCGGGTTTATCTCCACATGAGATACATTTCGCCTCATAGGTAACAAATCTTCTTAATTTCAATTCTTTCGTGAAGAAGAATACGTATTTCACCTCCAGTGGCCGAATGCCAAAACAGAACGGGGCGGGGAAGATGGCGGTGCCGGCCGTATAGAATCCGGCAAGCTCCTTCATGTCCTGCCTCATGGCGAAACCGGTGAAGAACACGCATACCGCAGGCTCGATGCAAACATATATCTTATGGAAAGTAGTCTTGTCATCATTCCAGAACAAGTACTTTGGCATCATAAATATCTTATGATCCACGTAATTCACTATAACACCTTTCTTGGCATCATTAGCCAAAGGATTAGGAGCCACGGTACCTTCCTTGTCCGAGAAAAACGTTATACGAACCTTATTGTATGATGATGAGTCGCCGATCGGATAATTATAGTTACCCATCATCTCTATATACATAATACCGTTATCAGGATCGGATAAACCACTTATGTATTTCTCGTAATCCAACTCCACCCATCTGGCGTATGAGGATACATGTGGATAGAACTTGAAATAAGTCAAGTTGCTTCTACCGAACCAATTGGTCTTGGCGTCAATATCATTCTGCACAGACACACGACTTTCCCAATCAGTAGATATGCTGGTATTGAACTTAGAATTATCACCATCGCCAAAAAGACACATGGCGTTCTCGATACCAAACTGACTCTCATATTGGGGGAAATAAGCCTCCATCGTATCCATTAACTGATCAAGCATCGTCTCCGTATGCTTCTTTCCTTCCCATCCGGGATATTGATACAAATATGTGCACTTACCCAATGACCTACCCCCTTGGAATGTAGGAAGTTGAACATCGTTAATAGTAGGATTCACGTGAGGATCACCTACCGAACACCCATTAGTACATATACCCTCATCATATAACTGCCGGACATTAGACATATCCTGACACAAGACCAAGGCGGAGGAGTCTATATCAGACGGGAATTTATCCTCATCCTGACCATCCAGCCATTCCTGAACCAGATCTATGATATTCTTACCTCCACTGGAGTAATTATCGAAATCACACAATACAGAGAATTTCCTTTGTGACTCGGCGTTACTTTGTATTAATGTCGTAGGTTCGGTCTCCACGTAATCACTAGCCAGCTTATACGTAAAATCAATCCTAGAATCCACCAAAGAGTTTTTATCCAATATAGTCCTGGTCTCTATCCTCTCGATATCATCACATCCACTAGGGAAATCGGGAGCCTTTATACCGTCTTGATCCTCCGGCAATGATATAGCAGCGCATAACTCGTCAGTAATACCTACATTAGATTCTATGATATCACACAGGTTCTCTATATTATCAGCGATATAATCAATAGCATCATCTACCGTAACATCTTCCCCCATCGTATTGATAACGAATTGAGTCTCTCCTACCGTGGCATATTCCTGCTCTACATATCTGAGCTGCTTGACATCTAACTGATTCTTACATTCTCCTCCAAAATCATCAAATCCCCAAGATGGGTCGTTTATGATCTTTGCCGTATTCTTAAACTGCCAAAGATGACGGCGGCTGTTCCCCGCGCACTGCGGGTTGTTCTCCAGCACCGACGCAGCCGACAGGTCGTCAGAGTTACCGTCCTCATCAACGATAACCTCCATCTCCTCCCTTGTGGCCGGACGAGGGATAAGCGGGAATCTAGCTGTCCTGTATCCTGTATTGGTAAAGAACCTTATACCCAACGGATATACCTCGTCACGCATGAAAGAGGCGTATTTAGAGCAAGCCACACCGTCTTTATACAGATTCTCCGTGGCTATCGATGTCTGCCATTTAACGAAATGACCCAAGAAATTAACGACCGGTTGAAGATTCCATTCATTCTCCACGGTCAATCCGTATTGAAGAAGACGATTCCCGACAGACGTCATGCCTCTGGCTGTCTTATATACCGGTATTTCCTTGGATAACTTCTCCATGGTCGTACGCTCGCTATATTGATCCGTAAGATAATAGATAGTCCTTTCCGTTATCGGATGTATACCTTCTATGAAATACTCAAGAACCGGGCTTTGCTCACCATTAAACCCAACCGTGTTCTGTATAACACCTATCTTATAATGAGATACCTGCTTATCTATATTGGACACGGTAAGGCGGATACCCATGTTGGTTGACTTACCCCATAAACCATCGCGGATAACCATATCTTGACGATCGAATAACATGATTGGGTTGGTCAATGAGCAATATCCAGTCTTCTCAATCCCGAACTCATCGCACAACGCCACGCAGAACTGGTAGGTCCCGGCACGCAAGCTTCCCCCGAACTCCACGACCTCAGGCTCCACGCACGGGGCCGTCAGCAACGGGAACACCAGCAGCTTCTCGCAGGCCAGCCTACACCTCTCTATTGGCTTGTCATCCCCACATGTCTTATACCCATGGTAATGATACCAAAAGTCACCATCATCATCCGGGTTAAGGGCCTTATCGACCATAACATATCGCTGGGGATTATATCCATCGGTCCAGTATATCACCTTCCCGCATTTCTCGTCCTTGATCTCTATATCGAAGATCGGATGATGAATGGAGAAATTAAGACAAGGGTCATCAACCCAGTCCTCTATCAGGATCTCCATCAAATCACATATCTCATCAAAACGACCATCCGACTCCTCAAGCCTCTCGCCAAGGATACGATGGATGTCCTTTCCCGATCCAGCCAATTGATCCTCCACGGTCTTGATATAATCCAATGACCGCATGAACGTGATCTTAGACGTATTATCATCCGGATTAGATAGAAAGAAATAAGTGTTATCACCAGCTATATCATTCTTATACCCAATAACCTTATAGCCATCGAATCGCTTACATAAAAGGGTACTAGGCTCGTTCTGGATCTTAAGCTGGCTTCCATCGTCACCCTCTATGGTGGCGTTCAAGGCGAAACTATATTCAGATGGGGATAGATCCTGTGGATGCTTATCCCTATTCATCCCGGAGTCGGGAACCGCTATGTTAGAGTTATTTTGCACGACATTATCTTTTTCGCAAATATAATAAATCCACCAGATAATCACTTATGTGGCGGATTCTAATAAACAGTACGTATTATGCAAAACATTCAAATCACGCGAATATAAAAAATCCTCCTAACTTTCACAAGTCAGGAGGAAGACTAAACACTTAAAACGTCTCGTGGTAAAGCACAAAAACATAATAATTACGAATTTCCACCCATGTAGTTCGATTGCTTATCGGCATCCTCTACAGATATGTAAAAGAAACCGTTAGTCACGTATCTCTCATTGACATCCACAAAATCAGTAGATCCTTTGTCCACTCCTTTCTTCGATCCCTCATCACACACAGCTACCAGACTATTAAAGTCATTGGAATAACCTACGATCACACCGTGTATATCCCGATTTCGAGGATCGAATACGTACCTCATCTTATACCTATCGTAAGCTAACTCTAAAGAGCTTTTGCTTAGCCTCTCATCTAATCCGGCACCCGCTACCAAAGCCAAAACGCTCTTTGATATGTCACTCATGGTGGTATCCTTGGCCGGAGCCTTAGGCATAGAAACGCCTTCCATGACAAAATCCAACGCCTTATCTAAAAGCTCGTCGAAATCATCATCTCTTATATAATCCTTAAGCACCTCCAGTATATATAACCGGACATGGAGTTCGTTATTTACATCATTCAATGTGACCATAATACTAGTTTTCGGCAAAGCTAGATTATTCCTGCACAATAAAAAATCAAATATGTCATAAGTAAAGGACTAAAAAATAAAAAACTCCCCCATCCTCACGGACGAGAGAGCTGATAAATATTTGTATTATGAAAAAGAACAATCACTCACCTATTCTTACAATACAGTCACGAGATTCCTTGTTATAGATCATCGTGCCTACCTTAGAATACAAGGTCTTTATATTTTGCCAATTATCCTCACCATGAGCGGATACGTTAGTGGGAGCGTCACCGGTATAAACCTCCTCGCCTCCGATATTGACAAAATCATATCCACGTTTCTCCATCGTACCTCCCTTATATGCCGTGAACCTGATAGTGACATTACCTTTCTCACGACCACCATACCAGTTACCGTATATACTGCACCTGATCTCAAGAGGTAATTTATCGTAATTATCACCATCCAACAACGGCCCCATCTGGATTAAGGCAGCCTCATTACCTGATTCCATGTTATCACCGCCATGGATAAGATAATCACCTACCCGTTCCTGCGTGGTCTGATACTGTTTACTCCAACCAACCAGCTTGCCGTCAACATCCGGGAGGCCGGTGTTATCGAAACCGGTAGCCGTGTCAAAGTCAATGCCGTCCTCGTCAGCCCAGATATACCTAAGCACTAGGTAGTCGAACTCCGGGATAATAACCACCGGGACCGACTCCTGCCTGCACACGAACGTCTTCTCCTCCTTGGTGCCTTCTTTTATAACTTTGTACGTAGCCTGACGTATCTCGCCAGTCTCATTAATATCAGCGGTAACCCTAACCTCAGCAGGACCGGTACCACTTGTCTTATCTAAATGTATCCAATCAGCCATATCATCGTATTTTGTTAAATAAGTTTAATATACTTATCAAAAGCGTTGGGCCACATACGCTCATGAGACAGCATCCTCCTCCTATTATCCTCAGCCAGCTCCCGATAATCATTCAAGGTAATCATCGACATCTTAAGCTCCTTCATAGCCCTAGCAAACTTACCCGGTTCCTGTTGGGCGTATAGCTTATAAGCGTCACCAGCGCCCTGTACCAAACCGTTCACGGCAGCGTTCTCAAAGATCTTCATCTTAATATACGTCTCGACATAATCCTCAAGGTATCCTAACGCCGTTTCAGGTATATATGGGAGACCGTCATCATCCTTGGGTGTAGCACGATATATGATATAAATAAATCCATCAAACCCTGTATACATAGTATTGCCGGATATAGTTATATCATAATTATCCCAATCGTACTTATCCCGATACTTGTCGGCGGCGCAATCACGCCTCAGTCCTCGACCTATAGACAGCCTTACGGGATGATGGTAATGAAATCGAACCTCGTGAGACCCGATATATATCCTCTCCGTGATCGTCTTCTCAAACTCCTCCTTACAGCACTCGGTGCAGGAGTTCCAACGGAAACCGCGCTCGGTGCGCTCGACCCAGCCGATCTCGTGTTGGAGGTCAGCCTTGGCCTTGTCGCCGCCCGGAATCTCACAGACAAGAGGCTCACACCTATAGGCATCAAGCATGTCGAAAAAATCAGAAGGCAATACCGCCTGTTTGTTGCTGGTCTTGACAACCGCCTCGGACATGACCGCTATAACACCCCCGAACCTTTTCAAGGCGATCTCAGCCCATCTATAAACAGACGAGGTATCTATAGCCCCGCTATCATCGTATTTATGTAAATCGGCCTTGATCTCGGCCAACAACCCTTTTATAGTCATATTCAAGTCTTTTGCACAAAGATATGTATTTGAATCCGTGATACAAAAAAAAATCCAGTCTACCCTCACGGGCTAACTGGATCACAAAAAACTTCTACAGTTTGTAAACCCATTTAACCCCAAATACCTTACTCTCCGACTCAACCTCCCGATACAAGAACTTATATCTCCTACCTGATTCCATAGCCAACCTACATTCCTTATTCAAGGCCGGAGAGATATATAGATGAAAATACTTATTCCTAGGCATAAAATCCATACACGTATGGACGTAAGAATATCCACCCGTCCCACGCCTATTAATAGTACCGGTAAGTTTATTCAGATATATCTTGCGGTTAGGATTAATCTTATGACATAGATAACCGATGTTGTTTATATAAACCCCTCCCTCATCCTCCAGATACCTATCACGTATGACTTTCCAAATCAACGACTGGCACTCAAGGATATCATTCTTATCCACGATCGTATGCTTCCTCCTTTTCCCGTTCTTAGACATAATAGATCTATAGAATCGAAGAAAGTATTGATCAAGTATTTTAAATGACTTTGTTTTCATGTCGCAAATATAATAATTTCATCCTTATTCAAGAAATATTTGATAAGTTTTGGTGTAAGTGTAATGGTGATAAGGCCGCACTTACCGCCGCGGCACAGGCTTCAGCTAACGCACTCGCGCAGGAAAAAGCCAACGCTATGGAGTGCGATTGCCCCAAAACATGGAGCGCTAGTGTAACGACGTCTAGCGGAAGCGGGAAGACGATAAATTACACCATACAATATAATAATCCATGTGGATCGGAAAAGACGTCTAGGATGACTATAGGATACAAAAAAACGAATGGTCAATGGGAGTATGAGACAAGAATAGTCCCTATTCCTTCCGGATCAGGAACTTTTTCTGATTCTACAACAACCAACTACGGGATATCATCTGGAGCTTATGCTTATTATGAGGATGGTCAAGGAAGTGGATCTTGTTGACAATAAAAAAGGAGAGGCTTATATAGTCTCTCCTTTTTGTTACGATTAGATGAATCTAAGATCTTTCCTCCTAGTATGATTCAATATCCTACTAATATGTCTGGTACTTAATCCCGTTCTTTCCTTTATCTTATCATAGATATAACCCTTGGATACGTAAGCCGACATATCTCCCAGATCTTTTATAATCTTGTCATACATATCGTACACCTCATTATATCTTATGATAGAGCTGTCTCTCATCCCTCTTTCGCCTATACCGTCAACTATGGCGTCATTGAAACCAAAGAAATTGATTATTGATCTTATTAGATTTATGTTATTGAATTTTTTGTGTTTTCTTATTAATATCCATATCCGGGTTCTCATCCGTAGGGATCTGCAATTTGGTTACAGTTTCCCTTAATGTTTCGGAAACCACATATTCAAGAAGTTTGTCTGGGCATATGAAATCATAATCCCATTGAGATGTACATGGCTTATCTTTTTCAGCTCCACACCCGGATAACTCTAAAGCCGCTTTTCTATCCAAGGTAATAAGATCAACGTTTATAGCCTCTATATTAATATCCGGTATATAGATATAACCATCATTGACATAGTAATAATATTGATCTATATTCCCGTATTTACGTTCCTTGTTGTTCGCGTATTTTCTCAATGATATAGAGGTAAATATAATATCATCCATAATATTTGATACCTTAATGATAGCAGGTCCTATACGGGTATATATCATATCGGGCAATCTTTTCTTGGATCTCATAAGTATCCTGCATAACTTAAACTCATCAAAGCAACAATCTACCTTACGAACCCTCTCCATTTCCATGCAATTGATATGAGTATACAGCGATTCCTCGCCGAACAAGGTTCCATCAGCATACTTCTGGGCTATATAAGACCTTGCTTTTTGCCTGCCTATGGACAATATCCATCTTCTACTGACATGAGCGTCCTTATTGATGGAGTTCATGTCATTCATGATCCTAGATACAAATTCTGAATTTTTCATATGCTAAATACTGAGGAGGGGATATACCCCTCCTGTTATTACTTTTTCTTCTTAACCTTACCTCCGCATTTCATTTGAGGTTTCTTTTTCTCTGAGACTTTGCCTCCTTCTGCCATCTTCTTTTTCTTAGCACATGCCATAATCTTACTTTTTTTAATGTTAGTGATACAATATTAGTCATTTCTATCGAAAATAGAATAAACAAGGTTGATGAAACTACCAACTTACCGCCGCGGCACAGGCTGACGCACAGAGACTAGCGCAGGAAAAAGCCAATGCGATGGAGTGCGATTGCGTGGAGCCAACAAAGA